CAGGTTCCTAATGTCTGGTATGCTATAAAAGCAAATTACGGTTTATGGGAATGGAGAGAAACTCCTACTAATAATCCAGACTCTAATACTTACGACAATGCCTATACAGGATTAAAATTTATTGATGACAATGTTAGAAGTCAAGCTTTTGCTGATTTAAAAACTTTGTATTATATCAATGCTAATAATTATAGACTATATAGATATAATATTGTAGATAACGACACTCCTATTATTACTACAGACTATACTGTTTTTGATATAGAAACAATTACGAATAAAAATCCCGATATTACAGACAGAGAAATCCCTTTAGTATCTGTTTTATACGATGGTCCTAGTGAATTTGAAATAGATAATAATGAAACGGATCTTTCTTTATTAAAACTGAACAGAAACGAGTTTGATCAATTACATGGTAATTACTACGGGTCTTTGTTGTTGAGACAAGCTGATACAAACTATCTATTTGGTTTCGGGGACAATACTTATGGTCAATTAGGAATAGGTTACGATACTCCTTATGTCCATTTCCCAGAATTTGTACCACATCCAGAAGGAAAAACATGGACTACTGCAGATCTTGGAAGATATCACGGATTAGGTATTGACGAAGACGGTCATCTATACGCTTGGGGTCGTAATGACAAATCTCAATTAGGTATTGTTGACAATACAGATAATCAAATAATGCCTTACAGAAGTGATCAGAGCTTACTGTATAACAACACTTGGAAGAAAGTATTTTGTGGAGATGATTATTCTATAGCTATTACTACTAGTGGAGTATGTTATGGTTGGGGTGCTAATAGTGGTTCAAACTTAACATTTGGTGCTCTTGGTCGTGTAGAAACTACTCCAAAAATTATTTATGGTCTTTGGGAAGATATTAATATATATAGAAATAGTATTTTAGCTATTGGGGTACCTCCTAGTGCGACTCCTACCAGTACCGCCACACAGACTCCTACTAATACTGTGACTCAAACAAGTACTCAAACACCTACACAGACCGATACTCCTAATAAAACCCCAACACCTACAAGTAGTGTCACTCCTACTAACACAGCTACGCAGACGCCGACAAATACTGTAACAACTACAGCAACTGCAACTAATACATCGACTCCAACTAATACAGTAACAAACACCAATACTACTACAAATACGAGTACTCCAACACAGACAAGTACAGCAACTTTAACAGGAACTCCAACACAAACAGTTACAAAAAGTCAAACAGCATCAAGAACTCCTACATTAACAGCCTCGCCGACAGCTTCTGCAACGGCAACCCATACTCCTACAAATACATCGACACCAACACAGACAGGATCGCCTCCTGTTACTCCTACTAATACAGCTACTCAAACTCCGACAAACACCAACACAACCACGCAAACCGGAACACCAACACAAACTAGCACACCAACACAAACAAGAACTCAAACACCGACACCGACCATTACACGTACTAATACTATGACACCAACGGTTACACAAACAGGTACAGAAAACTTAGACGCTAACTTAAGATATCTATCTGATAGTGCAGCTGATGTTTATTATAAACAAGCAGATGTTGTTAATATTTTTGATATAGATGTCTTAATTAATGCCTCTGATCCGCAAAGCTGTGTTAATAGATTATTAGCTATTAATATGGGTAAACTAATTGCAGGTAATAGTTATTCTTATACAATGTCTGCTTATGAAGAAGATGCTTCATTGTTCACCGTGGGAATATCAGGAGCATCTGGATCATTTATCGCCAATGATACTTCCAAGAATTTAAACTTTACTATTCAATATTCAGGAATTAGACTGTTCTATGTATTAGCCTATACTTTGACCGATAATACGACAAGTGTCGCCCAAACCAGGTACATAGTAGTTAGGTGTGATCCTTTACCTACACCAACTACTACTTCAACAAATACTCCCACAATTACGAATACTATAACAAACACAAATACTCCTACAACAACAGTAAGTCCTAGTGTATAATATATGTAATAAACGATTTAAATAGGATTTTAAATTAAATGCCATCAATTAATTTTAATAAAAACATTCTTAATATTACAGCCCCAGGATGCACCAATGGGTTTAATTTTATAATCACTGCTTCTGATTTAACTCCTGGACAAACTTATGTGCTTGACGCAATCGTGGATTTTGGAGATGTATTTTTTGACGCGAGATTTCCTTTAACGTTTGTTGCTACTGGACTTACTTCTCAATTTATTATAGGAACAACTGCTCAAAGTTCTAGAAGTCATGCTTTTAGAATATTTCTTAAGGACTCTTCTGGAACAACTTTAGATGATGATAGTCTAGCGTTAGATTGTGGTGTTGATAGTCCTCCTTTACTAACCCCTACTGTAACCAATACGAGCACTAATACATCAACACCTACTCAGACTCCAACTAATACCACGACTACGACAACAACACCGACTAATACTACTACTAACACACCTACTAATAGCGAAACTCCCACAAATACTCCTACTGACACTTCCTTAAAAGAAATTACTGTATACAATGAAGACAATGTCTTAAATTATAATGAAATTATTTACGAGACAAGCGTTGCCACAGACCAATGGACTTTGACTGAGCTTCAAACATTGTTAAGTAGTTCTGAAACTACCTTCTATTTTCGCAAGCCTGGAACCAATCTTATTGAAGTTGTACAAGAAGTCGGTGGGGTTCTTAAGGTAGTAGATTATCAGACTATTCCTACGCCTACCCCCACCCCTTCAAAAACACCAACTAATACTCCAACAAACACATCTACTCCCACACACACAGCAACAAACACATCAACTCAGACTTACACGGCAACAAATACATCAACACCCACGGTAACACCAACAAACACAGAAACCCCAACCAACACTCCGACAAACACTATTACGAATACTCAAACTTCGTCACCAACTAACACCTCTACAGTAACTAATACTCTAACAAGTAGTGTCACTCCGAGTAATACTAGAACTCAGACTCCTACACGAACTCAAACTCCTACAAGTTCTACAACTCCCACAAATACACCTACCAATACACAAACTTCTACTCCTACAATTACTAGTAGTGTTACTAATACTCCTACGAATACAGCGACTCAAACCAACACACCAACCAATACCTCAACCACAACCAATACACCTACTAATACAGTTACTTCTAGCACAACCCCAACCAACACCGCAAGTCCGTCAACTACTCCAACTAACACACCAACCAATACAAACACAGGAACTAACACTCAGACACCAACACCTACTAATACGCAGACTAATACAGCAACAAATACATCTACGCCAACGACAACATCAACACCTACCCCAAGTCCACAACTAGATTGTTACATGATCCATGATACATTAAACGAAACTTATTTTGAATATTTAGATATCGATACAACATTTAATCTAGCAGTGAATTCGTATACAGAAAGTTTAAGTTGTCCTGGTATTAGTCTAATTAGTTTAAGTATTGATAATATCAATGTGGGAGAATTTTATACGGCTGGATTTGAGTTGTATAGTCCTGATTATTCAGGAGTGTCTCTTACTGAATCTGGTTTAGTAAACTTTATTTCTAATAATACTTTACAAAACTTTAATACGAATGTAAATATTACGTCAGGGTCTGGTATTTTTGTTGTTAAATTCAGTATTAAGAGAGTACTGACAGGTATTACACATAATCAGCATTTCATTTTTAGGTGTTCATAATGGCAGAAGCTTTAAATTTACAATCCAACTTTATACAGTCTGACGCAACGACCTGTTTAAATGGTATTGATTTTGTCATAACATTATCTGATTTAAACCCTTCAGATATTTATACCTTAAAAATTGAAGAAGTGTCTAACTCTGGAGAGACAAATGAAACCAGCGTAATATCTCCTTCAGAAGTAGTTATTCCTGCTTCACAAACAGTAACTAATACGACATCAACATTTAATATTAAATTACAAGGTAATATATCTACTATTTTTAATGCTAAACTTTTTAGAAATAGCAGTATTCTAAATGGTCTGACAGAACAGTTTTCTATTAATTGCGGAACAGCACCTTTATTCTTAACTCCTACCACTACGCCTACTTCCACTACTACCCCGACTAATACCGTTACTCCTACACATACAATAACGTCAACAAATACATCTACTCCGACAATTACTCCGAGTAGAACTCCTCCTACTAAATTATGTGTTGTCGATATAGACAGAACTTTGGAAAAGGACGAGGTATTATTGCAGGCTGTAGGTGATACTTGGTCACAGACTGAGGTTGAAGCTATACAGACTTTGAATTCAGATGGTAAGGTTTTCTTAAGAAAAATGGGAGAAGATCTTATTAAAGTTGTGGAAATAGATGGTAGTAGTAATGCTATATTAACCGATTTCTTGTTAGTTCCTAGTCAAACCCCTACTCCTACACATAGTGAAACCCCCACAAATACTCCTACTCGTAGTGCAACACCTACCAACACACCAACACATAGTGAAACACCGACCAATACGCCAACATATACTTCTACTTCAACACCTACTGTCACTATAACACTAACATTTTCACCCACACAAACTATCACCAGTACCCAAACCAGTACCCAAACTCCTACTGTAACACCTACCAACACAGAAACACCTACAAATACCCCTACTAACACAACCACTACTTCTCAAACTCCTACACACACGGACACCCCAAATAAAACACCTACTCCAACAAATACTCCTTCAGATACGCCGAATTTACAAAAGTACTATGTACAAAGCAATTCTACAGACCTTTATAGTCGTGTTCCAGATAGAAGCAATCCTCACAGCGTAGGTGTAAATATAAATACAGGAAGTGATTATACGGTATCTTGTCCGGGTGCAAAAATATTGTCATTATCAGCTTCTAACTTGATATTAGGAAAAACATACTTTGCAGATTTTGAGATATATAGCGTCAATCATTCTGATAAAATAGCCGTTTTAGAAGGACCAGACAGTGATGCTCTTAATCAAAATTTTACAGCTTTGATAGACACTTATACGTTCAACTCTGTTGTTAGTATTACAAATAGTAGTGGTAGTCCATATGTTGTCAAATTTACATTAAACAATGTAACGGATGGGATAAATCATAGTCAGCATTTCATTTACAGGTGTTCAAGTTAGGATAAAAAATGTCAGAACATGTTAATATACCAACACCAATTTTTACTAGTACAACACAAAATTGTTTCGATGGTATCGATGTTTCTGTTAATCTTTTAGGATTAGAAAGAAACAAGGACTATAGATTAACAGTAGTTCCACTACTTTCTGAAGGAGGACTATCTGATGATCAGCCAACAATGTTGTTATTTCCTAGTACAGGTTCGACAGAGGCTGCTTTACCAGCTTCGTTACCTTCTTTCACAGCAAGTAGTAGCGTTACCAGTAAAGATTTTACATATAAGATAAGATTGCAAAACGACTCTCTCTATAAGTTTGGGTATAAATTAGAGAAAAAGAATAGAGGAGCTTCTGATTCTACATATGAACTTACAGGGAAAACTTCCGGGACACCAAATGGTAACGGTCCTAACGTGTACACTTTTTTTGTTCAATGCGATAGTGTTGTTCCATTTTTAACTCCAACTCCAACAGTAACAGAAATTGCTCAAATAGATCTTTTTAATCTTAACGAGGTTTTAGAAAAAGGAGAGGTTGTATTTGAATTAAGAGGAGATTCTTTTGTAGAAGTCGAACTTCCTGTTTCTTTAGATTCTGGTGGTAAAGTATATATTAGAAAACCCGGAGAAGATTTAATTAAGGTTGTAGAAATTAATTCTGATCTTGATGCTGAAGTAACAGATTACTTAATAGTTCCTAGTCCTACGCCCACATTAACACAAACGGTTACCAATACCAGCACTCCTACTCCTACACCTATAGATGTTTTCCAGAAAACTCCTTTCAGTTTAAGTTTTGATACCATTAACAACAAAGTTACTTGTAGTGTTAGCACAGCATTTTTGAAACCTCCTGCTAGTAATACCGATGGTAGTGTAAATAGTATAGAGATTAATTTTAATAATGTAAAATTAGTTACTGGAAATCCAATTGTTGTTTCAGAACCTGACATTACTACAGGGTTGTTTTTAAATCCTAGTTTAGTAGGTGATCGGGGTTTTCTTATTGCTAATAATACCGCTTTATTTAATATATCAGATGTAGACAAGATTAAATTTACTATTGGTTATGACCCAGCATCTACAAACACTGCAACAGCATCGATTAAAAACTTTAAAATAACTGATCGTGACGCTGAATACACCTTAAAAGACATGGCTTTTAAACTTAATAATGATGGAACGTTAAGTAATATTATAAGTTTGTTTAATTTTATACCTCCTGGTAGTGACACAACTATTGCGGGTGGTCAAATAGATTTAAACAATCAGATTACTCTCACACCTAGTTCAATTATTAGTACTTTTCCAGCATCATTAAATGACGGTGGTTTTCAAATATGTGATAATGGTAGTTCTAATATAGTTTTTGCTGGTGGAAGTATTACTTTTGATAAGGAAAGTTTTTTGGAAGTCATAACAGAGTTTAATGCAGCATCTAGTAACTTGAATAATGCTGCGCCCCTAAATATTCTTTTGGCAGATGGGAACAATAATCAATACACTAATGTCTATAGCACAAGTTAGGATCTGTTAAACAATGGCTGATTACGACTTGGGACCTGGTCCTGTATATTACTATGGTAACGTTGCTGCTGATTTTACAAATGCTGATGGTTTGCCTCAGCTTGATGTTTTTGACATACTAACCCTATTGGATGTTATACAAGACGGAGATGGTAAATATGCAGTGATAGACAGCACTCCAAAACAATGGTTGGATATAGTTCCTTTAGAATTTAGGCGTTTGTGCAATATTAAAACTCTTCCTTCAATTGGGCAAGATATACAATATCCTACTGTTTTGGATATTATAGAATTATTAGCGTGGATACAAGGGAAGGACGGATCAATTCCGGGGAAAAATATAAATAACCCCTCTGATCTTGCTACGATTACTTACAACCCGATACCTCCTAGTGCTACGCCTAGTCCTACACCCACTAACACTCCGACATATACAGCCACAATAACTAACACACTTACCAACACTCCTACGCAAACTCCAACTAATACAACAACAACCACACAAACTCCGACCTATACGCAAACTCCGACATATACTCCTAGTACTACTCCGGAAGTATTAACATATTTAGCAAATACAAATTTTGATTCTGTGTATCAGATTTCAGACGACTTAAACAAATTTAAACTAGATTATTCAGGTTATCAGGAAAATTTATCATCTTGTCCTTCTACTATTCCTCTAGCAGTAAGAGTCTCCGGTTTCGTATCAGGAAATCAGTATAGGGTTGGTTATCAATTGTATTCAAAATCTTTATCTAGTAAAATTTCACTAGACGAGAGATTAGAGACCTTTACAGCTACAGACCCATCAGTAGATTTTCTAAACCTAATCAATATAATAGAATCAGTTAGTGTTTTCGTTGTAAAATTTGGTATAGAAGACTTAAGCAATAACACTAAAGAAAATAATTATTTTATATACAGGTGTCCCGAATGAGTACTTCAATAACAATCAACGGAATCGCAGATGGTGGATTCATTCCCGATATAAGTGAAAGCGAAGCTATTAGTGGTCTTTCGATTACAGGTGTTGTCACAGGTCTAAATACTGAAATAATTCATCGTTTAGAACTTATTGATGAGGGAAATCAGTTGGGTTCTGTGCCCGGTAAAACATTTGATGATGAATTCATTCCTTCTTTTTATACAATACCCAAAGGTACTAGCGAATATTCTTTTACTTTTGATATAAGGTTGCAACAAACTGTAGGCCATATATTTAGACTTGCTTTACGCAACGCAGAAAATCTAGAAGCATCTAATATAACTTCTACACAATTTGGTTACGTGATCGAAGGGGAATGGTCTAGTCCTTTATTAACTCCCACCCCTACAAACACTAATACTCCAACAGTTACATCAACCTCCACCCCTACTGTCACACCAACAAATAGCCAAGCTTCTATTAAAGTTTTTGATGATAATGTTAATTTAGAAAAAGATGAGCTAGTATTACAGCTAGATAAAACCTCTTGGACTAAAAGCGAATTGATTGCCGTATTGCCATTTATGACATTAGAAGATGATTTTCTATACTTGAGAAAACCAGATGAAAATTTAATTAAAAAAATAGAATTTGATGGTGTTAACGCTAAAGTCGTAGATTACCTGCTTGTACCAACTAAAACACCTACTGTTACTCCTACAAACACCAATACTCCCACAAACACTTTAACTAATACGAGCACTGCGTCTAACACACCGACACAAACAGCTACACCCACAACAACTCCCACGAATACTGCTACTACCACACACACACCCACCAAAACACCAACTAAAACCCAAACTTACACTCTTTCACCTACTGCGAGTAATACTCCCACACTCACTCAAACAATAAGTAATACTCCTACAAATACTAATACTCCGACAGAAACTGCACTAGTTACTCCTACGCCCACAATTAGCAATACCCCAACCAATACCAATACAATAACAAGTACTCCGACCACCACCAAAACACCAACTGTAACGTCAACTTCTACAACAACTCCTACAAATACGAAGACACCTACTACAACACCAACTAATACATTTACCAGTACTACTACCAATTCTCAAACTCCAACTCAAACACAGACAAATACAGACACCCCAAATATCACACCCACACCAACCTCGACAAACACGCCTACTCTTACAGGAACTCCAACTGTGACACCTACAGATGTGAGTCCTTATAATATAGTTATAGAAGAACCTCTTGATAAACTTATTAATTGTTCTAGTTCTCAACAAATATGTATATTAAGATACAATAATATTAAGTCAGACAACAGAAGATATTCTTGGAGTGTTGCGTCTAGAAGCTTTGATATAGAAGATGTTGGAGTAATAAAAGAATGTGATATATCTCCAAGTTCTGGATATTTTTATGGTAAATCTGCTACTGAAAGTATCGAATTGCTTATTTCAAACATAAAAATATCAGACAATAGGCTTGTATTAACATTGACTACAACAGATGAATTTGAAAATTTAACCACAAACAGTGATCCACTTACATTAACATGTGAGACTTAAAATGGCTGATGAAAGAATAACAATAATAGACTTAACTACTGAAGAACAAACTAATAAAATAGTAGTAGAAAATATTAGTGAATGTACCACAGGAGTTAACTTAACTGTTAGATTAAACAATTTAGAAAAAGATACCAGTTATGTAATAGAAACATCTGCCGTATCAACAGACGGTTTTGTAGAAATCAATTCTGAAATAACAAATGTGAATACTACAGATGAAGTTAGTGTTATAGTAAGAGATATATCAATCAGAGTTCAATCTGCTCAATATTTTATTATTAATTTAAATCTTAAAACAGGGTCTACTGTTTTAGATAATGATAGCGTAATTGTAGACTGTTTAGGGGTAGCTCCTTTGCTTACCCCTACTCCTACGAATACAAATACATCTACTATTACCAACACAATGACTCCAACAACGACCCCAACAGTCACACCAACAGTTACAGAAACTCCAACCAACACCCCGACTCCTTCAATAACATCTTCTAGGATGACTAACGAAACATATCAATTAGCAGCCGATGCTGAATTCTTGTGTCAATTATATCCAGAGAATCTTTTGTACACCTTAAAAAATAAACCAATAACTACAATAAATTGCAGTAACGAAGATAATTTATTGCAACTAGACTTGCAAGGACTTACGATTAATAACAAGTATAAATATGAATTTTCTGTATATTTACCAGATCATAAGGGAAATACAAAATTGGCTCCTACTTCAGACATTTTTGTTGCTAGAGAAGAGGAGAGGAATGTTGAAACTGTAATAGAATATTCTGGTACTGATATATTGATTATTAAATTTTCTTTAAAAAATATTACCACCTCATTGAATCATAGTGAATTTTTTATATTAACGTGTTTATAGGTTAAATTATTATGGCTTCTTTACAATTCATTAATTCACAAAATAAAGCTTTAGTAAAAACAACAGCGACAGCTTTAGCTTGCCATAATGGTGTGGACCTAACTTTGCAATTAGCTAATCTGGTTAGAGGTTCTAAATATAGAATTGTTACAACATATGTTTCTAATGTTGATGATAGCATAGTTAATATAACTCCAGAAATATATAATTTTGAAAGTGACGGCTCTGATCATCAGTTTATAATTAATGCTGTATTAAAAAAAGCCAGATATTTTATTATACAGTCTGATCTGTTAACTCTAGACACTTCTACAAATCAATACGTTAGTAATGACATAAACGACTCTGTAGCTATCGACTGTTCAGAAGTGGTATTAGTTACTCCTACTCCAACAAATACAACAACGACTACTTCTACGCCTACTAATACTATTACAGGCACAATAACGAGTACTCCTACCCCTACTCCTACCTATACAGGTATTCAGTCTATAGATATAGCAGATAGGAATAATCTTCTACAGTTTAACGAAGTACTAAAAAGAATTAAAGATAATAAATTATCTCGTTGGGATTTCGAAGAGCTTCAAAATATAGTAAATTCAGACGCTGAAGAATTATTTATTAAGAAACCTAATGAGAACATTATAGCAAAAATCAGAAAGATTAATGAAAGTGAGACAGATAGTTTATCTTCTGATATTGATAATCTCAGGGGGGATAAAAATACAGAACCAGATAGTTATGTAGTAGAGTATTTAGTTTGTCCTACAGAAACTCCTAAAATAACACAAACCCCAACATCAACTGCTACATCTACAGTTACTAGTACCGCAACAAACACTCCAACATACACCAGCAGTGCAACGGCTACACCTACCAATACAGCAACAAATACTCTTACGCCAAGCGTTACCGCTACTAATACAAGTACGCCTACTAATACAGCGACAGTCACCCCTAGTGCAACAGACTTTTTTGATGAAACACTTTGGAACGTAGACGAGACAAAAGAAGGACTTTGCTATAGCAGTCCGTTGGGTCAAATGTACATTTATTATCAAGAAGGAACCACTGATGTGGGTTCTGTTTTATATAAAGATGTTGTATTCAATCCATACAATTATGATGACATTTTAATAGCAATAGGACTAGCTCAAACTGATACAGAAGGAAAGATAACGAATAGTGGGTCTTTACCTAGTAAGGTATACATAAGACAATCTAACACCACGATTTTCTCTACAACTATTTTCCATGTTTCTAAGGGTTCTAACGGCTATGCAGTTATTGCTGTTAAAGAAACAGTTTGTCCGACACCTACTCCGACTGCGACTAATACGCCTACAGTAACTAACACTGCGTCTTTTACTCCTACTCAAAACCTATTTACTGCTACCTTTAGAGTTTCTGATAATCTCAACGGTTTCTGTGTAACAGACACAGGGTTCGCAACGATAGAAGTGTTTAAAAGAAATGAGCAGGTTTTTGCTGAAGGAGATAAGATTTACAAAGATGGCGAAGAAAACACATGGAAGTTTAGTGACTTAAGAGATTTATTGAGTGGTGTCGATTCTTCTGTTAATGTTCTGTATCTGCAAGACACATCTAACGGAAGTCTTTATCAAATTAATGAGGTTTTAGAGCAAGAAGCTCTGGGAGGAATATTAATTCCTGGTAGACTTAGACTCGTTGATTATAGTGTTGAGATGATATATGATGATGATAACTACGATAGTTATTCTTTAAACATTAGCAATAACAGAAAAGCTCCTACTTCAGGAGGACATTCCTGTGGTCGCGCGAGATTCGATGTGTTCTGGGATTCTGTATTTATAGGAGAATTTAATCTTAACAATCTTAGCTCACATACTGCTGAACAAAAATCTAGAATTAATGGATACAGACCACAACCTGGAGATGTAATATATGATCAAGAAGGTGTTGGAAGAGTAGGTGGTGATACATATGCTATCACTACTATCAGTTCTGACCTGTCAAACTTGATTACTCAAAGCCAGATTAATAAATACTCCACTCTGGCTGCCTCTGACAATAAAAGTATTTTAGATTATAGTGTTTTAAATCAAGCTGGGGCTTTGAATAAAACAGGATCTATGACACTAACAGACCCAGACCTCGGGCAAACCGAGGAATATCCTGTTCATCCTCTACCAGCAAACCTATTAGCTATTTATAAAAATCCTTTAATTTCTGACGATATCAATACTGTATACAACGAAACCGAACCAGAGACTTGGCACAATAACTCAAGGACTACGATTACGGGATTGGTAAAATACAGCTATTTGCAGAAAGATGAGCGTGATTTGTCGGGGTTACAGTCCCCGATCTACACTGCAAATACTCATGCTGATGCTACTTGGTTGAGAATTAAAAACAATAATGGAGTAGTAATTAACGGTTCTGGTGATAATCCTAATGGTGTTCGATTTGCATCAGGATCTGATTTAGATGCTAGTGCTTTGACCGCTACTATTATAGATACATATATAGCAAGATTTGGAGCAGAAACTTTTGATGTTGGTGACGCATATATAACAAATCCTACGGTGTGTCCAACCCCAACTCCAACAAATACAACAACACCTACGCAGACACCAACCAATACAGCCACTCCAACAGTCACCCCAACCAACACAAATACTCCAACTTACACATCTTCTGTAACGCAGACTATAACAGGAACAGCAACTCCGGTATCTACCAGTACTCCTACTCCGACAGCTACAGATGATTTAGATAAAGTCTCCTACTATGTGAGTTATAATGAAGTTGAGTTGTGTAAAGTTGCTATGCCCAATAATGATATTACAATTGATATTGTAGATAAATTACAAGAGATTAAACCTGACGAGGCTACAAGTTTAATTATTAATCTTGGTAATTTAACAGAAGACGACAACTATAAAGTTACTTTTAGTCATTATTATAAAGGTGAAGATGAAACTGTTTCTGAATTAATAACCGGAGAAGCAGCAGGAGAGATTAGTCTTTTTCCAGCTGTTCTAGAGTTTACAGCTTCAGAGAATAAACAAAATATTAATACAATATTACTTTATCAAGGAACATCTAAAAAATTCTTATTGAAAATGGATATACTTAATTTGATTACAAACTATACCCAATCAGAAATATTATTATATAATGTTACAGGACCAACCACATGAAGATTAAATTTGCAAGTACAAAATTAGTTTTTAATAATGCCAATGAATGTCAAACTGGCAGGTCTTTTGTAGTATCTCTATCTGAGCTTGTTAGTGGAAATTCATATAAATTAACTTTACAAAAAACTAAAGACGAAGGATCTTTAAGTTTTAAGTTAAATAACTCATCAGGACAGTCTTTTGTAGTAGTTGATGATAATACACAGCATTATACTTTTGAAGCCACTTCTTCTGAACAATCGATTACTGTTTTCTCTCAATTTGAAAACATAGCAGCTTTTGTTTTAATAGGCTCTCTATCAAATACAACAAATTCATCCTTGGAACCTGTAGAAGATTTTATAACTATTATATGCGACCCTACAGCTCTATTACCTTCTGCAACGCCAACAGCCACAGCTACTCCTACTACTACTCCTACTTACACACCCTCTATTACATCGAGCACTACTGTTGTACCAGATAGTGTAGCTGAAATACAAGTTTACGACAAAAGTCAAAATTTAAGATTAGAAGAAAAAATATATAAAGACTCAAAAGGTGCTCAGTTTTGGGCATTGTCTGATTTGAAGGGTATTGTGCAAACTATACCAGGTAAAGATGATTTATATATTAAAAAGAGTGGAGAGAATGTTTTATTTAAACTAGAAAAATACACAACAGATGATATAGTAGAAACCATAGCTGTTAGCGTAACCTTAGACGACAAATCTCTTACACACAATTCGGTAGGACAAGCTACTTCTGTTGCAAGATTGAATTTAGGCAATCCAAGTAATCCTTTGATTACAGAAAGATATGACGTAGGCAATAAAGATCTTATTATAACAGCTAAGCATGATGGAGAAATAACATTAAAGATTGGTCAAGAAGAACCTAATTTTATTTTTTCTGTAGATTCTAGAATAGAAATCAAAAAGAATAATGCAGTAATAGAGACTGTAGATAATAAAGTTACCACACTCAATCCATTTACAAACATTTCTCCAATAACAATTTCTGTTAACAAAGATGACACTATTTCTTTTAATATTACGAACGGGAATAGTTCTTCTTCCATCAAATTAAAAGCTAATTATACTTCGGATAAGGTGGGATTTTTAATTGACGGAGAATTAAACCCAACGCTAAATCTAAAGAAAAATTCTAGATACAACTTCAGTGTTAATACTGGTCAGTATGCTTTCTGGATACAAAAAGTTGCAGGAGAACTTAATCTTGCTCAAAACTATGATGATATTATTGGTACGGCTAATGGAACTATTACTATTGATGTTCTTCATTCAGAAAATATAGATACTCTTTATTATGCATCTAGTCCAGCAGGAAACGGAGCCTATGGCACTATTAATTTACAGAATACTGACTTTGTTAAAATAGCTGACTATATATTGTGTCCTACTCCAACACCGACACCTCCGGTTACTCCTAGCACCACACCTACAAATAGTCCCACAGCTACTATAACACCATCCAGCACCACAACACAAACACCCACAGCAACACAAACTAACACTCCTAATAAAACACCAGTACCAACTGCAACACAGACACCTACTGTTACAAACACATCTACAGTTACATCAACTATTACCCCATCAGCCACAGATGTTAGAAATGTAGAATTATATTTTATGTCTGATAGTATACATAATGTTTGTGATTTGCCACCAGATAATGATGCTATAGATCCTTATCATAAAACAAAAAATATTACAGTAGACAGATTTACTACAGATAATCAGATTGTAAATAATGAATTTGAATTTGATTGTGTCAATGGTAGTAGCTTTATTGTTAAGTTAGGAAATCTTACTGTTGGCAATAGATACAAGTTTAACTTTAGTGTTGTACATGGTAATGAATCAGGTTTTAGTGTTCAACCTAATCAAGAAACTTTTATAGCTAAAGAGATTATTCAAAATATTAATATCATATCTTTTTATAGTGGCTCATCTAATAAAATATTGGTTAAGTTTTCAATCGAAAATTTGACAACTAGTATAACCGAAAACGAATTTTTCATTTTCTCATGTTCTGGATAAATTATGTCTAAAATATTATTTAATAATACGATTATAGAAACAACAAGTTCTGCTGAATGTACTTCAGGACTAAATGTAATTTTTACGATATATCCTAGTGAGGTTTCTAATACGGTAACAATTAGTAAATCTAGTAACATTGGTCGGCATGTATTCACCGATGCTAGTTTTGATAGTGTGACAGGTATCAGTAATGTTTCTAAAACTTTTGGTGAAAAATTAATCTTAACATTTGATTATGATACTTCTGTCGCTAACCAAGCTGTTGTTGTGACATCCAGGATTCTAATTGCAGAAGCTAAGCTTTCTGTATTTAAAGCTGAATTAGGTGTAAATTCTGAAATTATTGATTATTTAACAATAGACTGTCAACAACCTGGGGTCGGAGAGATTATTTTTAATCCTATTACCCCGACTCCTACAAGTACTGCTACTCCTACTATGAGTAGTACAAACGGAACTCACTCTTTATATGAGAGGTTATACGTTTACGACAGCGCAGGTGATACAGAGTCTGCTTTAAATCTTAATGAAGATTTATTCAAAAATAACACATTAGAAAAATATGAGTTTAATAACTTAAATAATAGCTTTAGTAATAGTGACACTTTATACGTCAGAAAAGAAAAAGAAAACGTTATATATAAAGTACAAGACACAGGAGACAACGGTGCTTCCGTAATAGACTTTGTGCTTTGTCCATCTCCTACTCCAACACCATCTTTTTCACCAACTAATACTATAACACCAACAGTCTCACCTACTGCTACACTAACGCCAACAAATACAGCTTCTGCTACACCAACAACAACACCAACAAACACAGCGACTCCAACAGTTACTGTTTCTTCTACACAACTGTTAAAATCTAAGCAATATTATTTATCCCATATTTCGGACGATGTTTGTTCTCTACCTCCCAAAGCAGACGATATTGTTCCTTATCACACAACTAAAAAATTTAGTATAGATAGATTTACTTTAGATCAAGAAATTTTAAGTAACGAATTCAACATGAACTGCTCTAATATTTCTTCATTTATTGTAGAAGTAGGCAATTTAACACTTTCAAATGATTACTCATTTACTTTCTCTGTCGTTCATCCTTCTGAGAAAAAGTTTGCTAGAATAGAACCTTCTACAGAAACTTTTAAAGCAAATGAAACTAAACACAATATTAATATTGTCGCAAGCTATACAGGTAGTAGTACTAAGTTTTTAATTAAATTGACTATTAAAGATGATACTGCGGACATTACAGAAGATGAATTTTTTATATTTAACTGCGTGGACGGATAAATAATTATGGCAACTATTAATTTTACACAAACTTTATTAAAACTGAACAATTTTCAAGAATGCTCTCAAGGTGTTGAATTACTTTTAAGGTTCTCAGACACAACACCTGGTGCAAAAACTATAGTTTTCACTAGAGAAAATACTTCAGGTAGTCATGCTTTTGGTAGTATAACTGTTAATAGTGTTAATGGAGCAGGTGCTACAGCATTAAAATTTGGAGATCTGGATCAAACAAAAACTTTTACTTTTAATTATACAAATGACGCAAATACTACAAATGCTTATGTTGAGTTTAGAGTTTTAGTATTTTTAACAAGGTCTAGATTCAACGTTATTAAAGCAGAGATACCTGACATAAATGTTCTAGATTTTATTACTGTAGATTGTACAACAGATAGCGCAATCGAACCTACTCCTACAAGTACAGAAACTCCCACTCCGACATCAAGTGTCGGTTTTGGTAGCACTTGGAAAGAGATCCCTATTTATGATAGAGACAAAGTTTTAGAAGTTGGAGATAAAATTTATGAATCAGAGTTGTCCGATAAATATACTATTGATGAACTTATTGATTTAAACGCATTCCACTTCGCAGGATCTAAAACTTTTTATGTAAGACAAATTAAAGAGAATGTAATATACACTGTACAAAAAGATGAAAATGATGTTAGTGCTGTTAAAGTAATTGATTTCGCTTTGTGTCCAACTCAAACCGTAACACCGACTTATACTGCCACTCCTAGTCTTACTCCTAGTTTTACTCCCACGAATACAGAAACTCCAACTGCGACACCAACATTAACTCCTACAAATACAAGAACTAGTACTCCTACTCAAAGCCCAACAAAATCTAATACTCCTACACTTACTCGCACTAATACTTCTACTCCGACACCTACTCAGACAAGACCGCAAACTGATTATTCTTATTATTATGTTGCTTCTACAGTCACAGGCTTATGTTATGGGGTTGAGTCTTTAATCCCTAGTATTTTAGTTTATGATGGTGATGCTGGTGATTATTTTAAAGTAGACAACAGAATACCTAAAAAAGCCAATCCTCAAATAGATTCAGATTACTGGACGATTGATGAGCTAGTTAATAAATTAACAGAAGACCAGAATTTTGACAAACTTTATATTAGAAGAACGACAGACACTGAAAATAGGATATTTGTTCTTGGGAAAACTTTAGTTACAAATCATGCGTATGTTACAGGATATACCGACGATGTCTATTGTCCGACTCAAACACCGACGCCAACAATAACAGCAACAGCAACAACCACAGAGACCCCTACTACAACACCTACCCAAACAACGACCCCATCATTTTCTCCTAGTCCTGTATTAGAGAGAAATGTTTTTGTCATTTTAAATAAACCTTCTGAATATAATTTGTTTACATTAGACAGATCCCGATATGCTCACATTTTTAATTCTGGCTCTAATTTTGCTGCAAACGGTATTCTACAAATAGACAAACTTATTTATTCGAAAACTAATCTAGAATATGATGATGTAGATACCACCTCCCAATATTCTTTGCAAGATTTTAGAACTATATTAAACAGTGCAGATAATCAAATTATTTATGCTTACAGTTTAGACAGTAATAAGATGTATCAGTTACAGAATGTGCAAAATGCTTTTGTTGTATCAGGTGAGTTACCCCTTCCTACTCACACACCAACTCCTTCTGTTACTAAAACGTCTACTCCTACCCCAACACAAACCTTAACACAAACAGAAACCCCTCCATTAACACCTTTACCAACGGGAACTCCTGGAACAACAAGTACTCCAACAAACAGTCAAACAGTTAGTAACACTCCTACCAATAGTGTAACTCCTTCAAATAGTTCAACTCCTGGAAATACTCCTACAGCAACAATAACAAGTACTGTTACTCCTACTAATAGTCAAACTCCAACACCAGATCCTACAACGACACCTACTACTTCTCAAACTCCTATGATGTTATCTAAAAACATTAAAATACAATTAAATAGATTAGAAGTAGGAAGAAAATATGAAATAGATATTCAAGACACTATAAATCAGGCATCTGAAGTTAGTGTTGTTACTAATTTAAGAGAAGAAGATGGCAAGTTTGTAATTACAGCAAGTGGCTCAGATCAAAATATAGCTGTTAGATTAGATTTTAGCGGATCAGTAACTATTATGAATTTGAGTATAAAAGTCAAAGATAGTATAAGCGGGCTAGTAGATCACAATACAATTCTGGTTTATACTAATCGTTTCCAGGAATGTTATTAATGATTAAATTATCTGATTTTAAAAATACAGAAATAGAATACAGTAGTAATAATAATATAAATTCAGAGATCAAAGAGACAGTAGAATACCTATATATAATTATAGAAAAAGATAAGGAAACTGCAGACATATTAAATACCTTTAATATTAGTAATTATACAGATGAATAAATTGCAATGGATATATGGATTTTATATAGATAATAACAAAAATCTTATTTCAAAAAATAAGGTTTCTTATTTCGTTAATGCCTATGATAATATTAAATTTGACATATTAGCTTCAGATTACAGATCTAGAACAGAAGATGATTTAAATTTAAACTCTATTAGACAATATATCTCTTTTAAGGTTTTAACCAATGTCATTAATTTACAATTTAATTCAGATATTTTTGGTAGTTTAGTAAGTAATGATGGTGGTGCTCTTAAGTTTATTGGTAACTACGAAAAAAAAGAAGACACTCCCTACGTTGAATTAGAAACATCTACAGGAGAAACCCATAGAGCATATATAGAAGATTGTATTTTTATAGATAGTACAACGATCTCAACTCGTTTTTCTAAAATCATAGATAATTGTGTTAATATTAAATTTGTTTCATATAAGCCTTATAAGATTTTAAAACATGTCAACAACATAAATATTAGTGGTTCAAATCATATTGTCAACAATTCCTTAGCAGAATCTATAGATAATGCTAATTTAATAAACATAAAAAAATTAGATACCTTTACTGTTAAACAAAACCAAAGATACAACAGGTTTTTAGAACTATTATCAGACAAAGAAACTCAAGTTTCAGAAAAAATATTTAATTCTGTAGATTTGAGCAATACGTCCTATTTATATCAATCTATATATAACGGATCTGTAAATGTTAATGACTTAAGAAATATTAGTGGTGGAATTTATTTTGAACAAACAAACAGTATTAAAAGAGTATTGTTTGCTTTGTTAAAAGATAAAAACTATTATGACAACATAAATACAGATTGGTTAAATATACAATCTAATAATATATTTTTTGACACCAAGAAGAATATAGATGATTACGAATCGTTGTCGTATGTTCTTGCTGAAAAAATTAAAATTAGTAAGTTAGATATAGAAAACAGAGAATTAATAGTCGCCCCTCAGGAAACTCCGCAACCAACGACAACTATTACTCCAAGTATTTCGGTATCAAGATCAGGAACACCTAGACCTTCTCCAGAACCTAGTCCTACTCCACGACCTATTGATTTTATTTATACCTGGGGAAAGAGTGATGAATTTAAACAGATTACTGACATATTTAGAGCTTCTGATATAGCAAGTGTTTATTTAGATATTACAAGTGGATCGGACCATAATATAGTTGAGGCAATAATAGACTCAAAAAGAGTATTTTTACCTTTCGGTCATAATGATAAATATCAACTAGGTATTAATTTATCGAACCCTAAACAAGATGTCCAAAAATTAGGATACACGATAAATAATATATTTCAAGACCCGTATAAGGTTTCAGTAGGAAATAAATTTACTTATGTAATTAATGCTAATAATAATATATTTCGTTGGGGAGATAATAACAATGGTCAATTAGCAACAACAGACGAAAAAGAATTATACATTCAATTTCCTAGACAACTTAATAATTTACAATATATAGATATTTCTTGTGGTAAGCATCATACTTTTATAATTAGTGATTCCGGAAATATTTATTTTTCTGGAAGTGTACACGGAAGAGAAACAAAATCTTTTATACCGTATTTTACTGACAATTCTCTTAATTATGGATGGGAAAAAGTTTTTTCTTATGATAGCCTGTCTTTTGCTAAAAGAAAAGATGATGATAGATTACACTTAATTGGAAATGATTCTATAAATGGCAACGAGACAAAAACTGTCGATAGAGACTTTAAAAATGAGTATCCTATATCTGTAGGTAATCGTCATGCTTTGATTTTAAAAAATGGTGTGATTTACGCCTATGGGGACAACACTAATTATCAACTAGGAGTTAGACTTTTAGACAATGCTCAAAATTATGCAAATTATGATAGCAAAGCAGCATGGACTAACTTAGACGGTATAACGCCAACACCTACAAGATTTTTTACTCCCACCCCGACACCTAGTGTATCAATTACGCAAAGCATAACTCCTTCTAATACTATTAATGCTGCAATAGGTGATATTCCTGAAGCTGTAGAGGCAAGTCCCACACCAACACCCACAGTTTCTATTGATGTAGATGCAACACCAACAGCAACGCCTTCAGTATCTCTTGAGGAAAATATTACACCTACACCCACAACATCTTTATCTTCAGACACAGAAGCAACACCGACACCAACAGAATCAAACGTTTCAACAGATCCTAATGTTACACCATCTGCTACTCCGACTATATCTTTAAGTGGTAATAGTCAGCAGCAAATAGAGGTAACTCAAACACCTACACCTTCTATAAGTGCAGAGCAAGTTACCCAAACACCAACACCCTCTATTACTCCTACAACTAGTGGTATGGTTGTGACAATGACACCCACTCCTAGCGTATCAGTAAGTAGCAGTCCTATAGGAGTACCAGCTACTCCGACACCTACTCCTACTGTTAGCATATCTCAATCATCAGCTTCTTCTGGTTCTGGTTATGACCAAACTTTTTCTGTTAGCAACATAGGAGCTTCATCTTATGCAATAAACGGATCTAGTAATCCCACTCTTAACTTAATTAGGGGTGGTAGTTATTTATTTAATATTAGTGCTAGTGGTCATCCATTTTTTATAAAAACATCTGCTAGTACAGGATCGGGTAGTCAGTATAGTAGTGGAGTTTCAGGTAATGGAACTTCTAGTGGCTCTATAATATTTAATGTTCCTTCAAATGCTCCAAGTACTTTGTATTACGTTTGTCAATTTCACTCCAGTATGATCGGAACTATTAGTATTAGTGGTACTGGAGGTCTGTCGGTACAAAATCAACATCATCATCACGATAACACAAATAAAATTACTACTATTGGAACCAATGGTAGATCTAGTGCTTATGGGACTTATGATCAAAACGGTAATACTTTTGATATGGTTTTGGCTTCAAACAGCAAGTACACAGATAATTTACCAATATTAGGAGGGTCTTATGGATCTATTTTAGGGGAGATGACATCTGTTGTTGAAACGGCAAATTGTAATGTTAGATCTCCTGAAATTGGATTTAGGCTTTGTTCTTCTCCAGATTTAGAATTTTTTAATCAAAAACAAAAAGATGATGAATTTATATTAATTAATGATGCAAATAATATAGCAGATACAAACAATTTAGGGACTGTCGAATATGAATATTCTATATCTAAATATCCCGTTACTAATAAAGAGTACGTAGAATTTTTAAACTATAACAAAGATCAATCCTTAACGTACAACTTATGGGAAGACATGCAAAATGATTTACAAGGTATAACATACGATATTAATGAAAATAATTATGTTTGTAAATCAAATATGGCGAATAAACCAGTAAATTATCTTTTATTGAGTAATAAGTTAAGATATGTTAATTGGAAATTTAATAATTTCTATCACCCTCCGACACATCAGATATTAAACAATGGGGTTTATAACATAAGTTTTTCTATAACTCAATATTTAGAATTTGGTTCTGATGAAAAAAATACTCTTAACAATATTCACCTAGCTTATGAAACTGAAATTTCTACTATAAAAAGAACCAGTGCAAGCCCTACTACTGAAAAGTTTTTATGGATTTGTAATATTAACGAATGGTATAAAGCTGCTTATTATAATTCAACAACAAAATCTTATACTAAATACGCTACCAATAGTGATACCTTGCCAAATGCAATTACTGCTGTAGATAGTTCAGGTAGTGGTGATTCTGGAGGTACTATATTTGAGTCTAATGACCAGTTTGTCAAGGTAAATGATGATATTCAATGGAGTAACATAGCTGCGAGTAAAGATTATTCTTTAGCCATATCAAACGGCAAATTATATGGCTGGGGTTCTAATTTAGACAAATCTTTAACTTCAGAAGAAATAGAATATATTGAAAAGCCCCAGGTAATATTTGAAGGAAATTGGAGAGACATCAAGTCTGTTGATGGTTACAATGTAGGTTTGTCTTCAAATGTCAAAGTAAAAAAAATAGAACCAACTTCTACGCCGACTCCTACGATAAGTGTTTCTCTATCACTTTCGGCTACTCCTGAAGTAACGCAAACTAGTACCTCAACATCGACACCAACACAAACAGTATCTTCAACAGGCAGCATATCATCTGGTAATCCGGAATTACCTCAATTAAGTCCCACACCCACACCGACAATATCCGAAGCTTCAACAACGCCAATATCACCAACAACACCAATAAACAACACAGATGAAGATGGAGAATACACTATAAGTCTTGTAAGTGATGCTTCAAACGGAACCCAATATTATGCAGAAGTACAAGCAGCGGACTTGCCTACGGGAGCTACTGGCTTTAAAATAGAAATGACGGGTAATCAAGGAGGAGATGATATTTCTCCATTAACATCATCTCTAGAAGATGCAAAGCCATATACAGGAGTCGTTTTATCTGTACTAAACCCAATAGATGATGTTCCATATTATGTAAATGTACAAGCTTTGCTACCTGATAATACCAGTAATGGTGGACCGCAAAACACAAATACGTCTGTCTCATATATAAGCGATACAAATCGTTTTAGAATCTATGCACCTGGCGATAACGGTGCTATAGATGTAACTATAAGAATAACACCAATTAATGATTTATACATAGAGGTTGGTGAAGCCTCAAACACTCTTACAGACATCATCATTAGTGATCAAGGTTAATAAATATGCTCAAATATCAAAATACATTTAAATTTAGTGATTATTACAGGGCTTCGTCGTATGGTGTAATTATATTTAGTCACCTTAAGGAATTATCATGTCAGATCTACTTTTTATAGATAATAATAGAGATAAAATTAAATTAATAAATTTAGGAGGATCTCCTGCACAATACAGTATTAAAGAGTACCAGGATTCTTCTTCTTTTGATAAAGACACAGGAGCATATAAGATTAGATCTGCCGTACAATATAAAGGTGAATTATTATTAGCTGGTGATTTTGGTCTTGTATATAAAAAAAATGGAGTTTGGGTTGATTATATGATCTTTTCTGGCGGTGGAGATAGATACAGTAGTACCGGATGGTTGATGAATGCAATTTATCAAGTAGCTGTAGACAATATAGGAGATAAATTAATTGTTTTAGGAAACTTCGAAAATGTTAAAATTAATCCAGAAGACAACCCTATATTATCTAAAAATCTTATAATAGTCCGAGAAGATGCTAATGGTGTTTTAAGCCTTCCTTATCCAAATATAAAAGATATTAGTAAAAATTTTCCCGTAATAAAAGCGAATGTTTTTCCTTTAGTTAGTACAGACTCAACAAGCAATGTTTATTCAGATGATAACATCGTCTCTTTGTATGCTTATGATGACAATATTTGGGTTTTAGATAAAGGTATATACAGTTTTAAAGATGTTGAAATAAATGACTACGGAATAATTAATTCTGACGTATCTTTAGTAGAACCCTTAGACAATTTATACAAAATTAATTTGACAACAAATACTTTGACTAAATATAAAGTCAGAGGAGAAATACTTTCTGACACATTAATAGAAAATGGCAATAGTGCTAAAGTATACATAACATCTGGGGTTAATAAACAGGTCAACTCTATTAAGTATAATCAAACACTTTTTTATATATTAGACTTATCATCAAATCAATTTTTATCTGATCAAGTACATAATCAAAAAATAGTCAAGTCTGTGCCAATTAATGATAATCAGTTTTATTTCGTTTCATCCCAATCCAATACTGGTGTTTCTAACACAGATATTGAGAACAACCCAAACTTTATTACCGGAGTAAGGAATAATAGTTCTGGAGAATTATCTCAAACAACAGATACTTTTTTTGGCTCTGGAAAAAGAAACCAACCTTTTAAAACCAATGGTTTACAAGAAGACAATAATTTGTTTTCTATTTTAACAAGTAGCATCAAAGGTGTTATGACATTAACCATTAACATGAGATGGTTAGTTACCAATCAAATACCAAGTAATCTTAAAATCGTTGTTAAAAAGAACGACGAAAATTTTCAAGAAGTGACTTACGATACAAACGACAGAACTAAAGTTGTTACTATTCCAGTTTTAGCTGGTGATAAAATATCTTTTCTTGTCGATCAAAATTACTATACAAATTTTGTTATAGATTTTGAAGCATACGTTGATAATATAAACACTTTTTACGCCAAAGATTTATCGTTTGCTAGACATTTATCTGATGTAACTTTTACTAAAATACATAATGGGATTAAAACCAATAACGACTCGAAACAAAGCTCTGCTGTTCTTTTAGATAGCAACAGTAACATATGGTTTTTAAAACCTGAAACTTTAGATTACATGATTGATTTAAAAGATTCTGTTGAATATGGTGGTAGATTAGTAAAATATACATTACCTTCTAATATAACCCCTATTGATGTTGTCTTAGGAGATGATGTTATAGCTGTTTTAACCACAGACGGAAACATATACACTTGGGGAAAAAATACTTTAGGTCAATTAGGAGCTTCTCTTTCGGACAACAGTATTATAGACCAAGCTCCTGTGAAAGTAGATGGAGAAAACTACATTTCTGTATTTGCTTGCAATAACACTTTTTACGCTATAGACGAAGACAACAATATGTATGCCTGGGGATCTAATGTTATTCTTGGCTATCAATCAGACAATACAAGAACTAAATTATCTACTGGTCTTATTCCTAATTTAGACGCAGACTTTACCAACACCCCTAAACAAATATTCATTACTTTAGGATTAAGAAACACACCAGAAAAAAGAGCTTGTGGCAAAATATCTAACGAAGCCAATAAAAAACTAGCGGCTAATAAATGGGAAAGTGTTTCTATAGGACCTACAGACGTATACGCTATAGATAAATTAGGTTTAATGTATTATTGGGGAGACTACGAAGAAAAAGGTAATCTGTTCTCTTTTGATTACTCTAAATCTAATATTAGACCTAGATTAAATAATGGATTACCTGTTTTTATGGGTGCTCCTGGATATACTATTAATTATTTATCACAAACAGAACTAGCCAATGGATACTCCGCAGATAACAACGAGTATTTTACTAGTAAATTATCTGATTACATATTAAATGGTCAATCTATAAACTCTACGGTATCTGAGGATCTAGAACCTTTTGAAAACAGAGTTATAGATTTTATTGAATTAAAAAACAATCAATATAAATTATCTTTACAAATAGAAGATACAGACTTATACTTTAATGATATGATTGTAAAAAATGTTAAAAAGGGTGATACTATCTGTAGAATTAAAATACAAGATAAAACTTTAAATAGCATCACTAATGCATTTGGAGCTACTGTAAATGCTGCTTATAGATCTATTACAGCCAAATACGATGGATTAGTAATTATCAACCCCTCCTATCTGAACAAATTGTCTGGAACAAATTTAAAAGATAGTTTCTATTCTAATCTTCTTCTATTTTATTACAATGTATATAATGAAAATTTTGACATTTCGAATCCAGGATCGTATAATACAGTTACTCACGATTCTTATGTCTTTCAAAATCCTTATTCTGATACCGAAACAAATGTTTCACCCATACCACATTCATATACTAGAACTAGTAATTTAACATATCAGACTTCTAGTGTCGTTTACTATGAATCAACGAAAGGTTCTTTTGTTTGGTCTAAAAACACAATAGATAAAGATGCAAATAATTCATCTGAAGCTATTAACTCCATAGTAAAATATGATTTATTTTCAGGATATAATGCTAATACAATATTTAATCATGAGTATTTAAAATTTACTCATGACAGACCACAGACGCTCTCAGCTAGCTTGTATCATAGTTATTTGAATTTATCTAATGATAGTAAAGTTCAGGTTAGATTTAGAATTATCGATCAAACAGTTGGTACAAGAATATTTAGTCTTTGTAAAACAAATACAGACGGATCTTATGATTGTTCTCAGGTTGATACAACACAAAAAACACATGATACTTTAAGTAATATTGGAAACACTAATATTCGATTTACTTCATTAAATAATAGCCTCATAAAAATTGATTCGAATGTTTCTTTTAATAGAAATATTTTTACAGAATCTAAACTTATAACAGACAACAGTAGTGAGTATGCTTTATCTACAGATGGTAAAATTTATGTACTACCTTCTGGAGGAAACTCTAAAGGGGTTTCAAAATATAATTATGCTTATATTTTAAATGATCCTGTTTTATTTAGTGTCGATAATTCTACAACACCTAATTTTGTAAATTCTAGTGCTATTGTTACTTCATTAGTTTTATATAAAAATTATATAATAGTTGGGGGAAATTTCCCAGACGGTAATTCTCAAATTAATTTGGACAATAAATTTGTAATTTGGGATCATTATGAGAGCAGAGTCCTACAACCTACTAGTGGTGATTAAGCATGTCTATTAACAATTTTATAAATTTACCAGATACTAATTTTTTAGAACGAGAAATTCCTGTTACACCATCTGTAAGTTTGTCTGTAACACCTACTAAAACTCCTCCTATAACACCTACTATTAGTGTTAGTCCAAGTTTTACTCCAACCAGGACTGTTACTCCAAGCATTAGTCCTTCATTAAGTCAAACGCCTACTCCAACATATTCAAGAACTCCAACACAGACACCTACTCCAGACGTAACACAAACCGGAACTCCTAGAGTTACTCCTACTCCCAGTGAAACCCTGGGCTATTTTTTAAAAGATAAACAAAACATTAGTGTTGTTGGAAGAGACGCTGGAGAAGTTTCAGCACAAAGTACTCATAATCACACTAATAAAATTCCTATTATTAGAATAAATGTTGATTGTGAAGCATACGAAGAGAAAGAAAGAAACGAGGAATAAAAAATGTCTAATTTTAAAGTAAAATTTGTTACCGATGGTGATGCAAATTTAATTAATACAACTAGTTGTTGTGAACCAAAAGTTTTTAATGTTAAATGTTCTGATCTTAAATTAGGACAAGAATATGACCTTACGTTAGCAAATGAATCTGACGATTTTCAAAGCAAGGTTTTTCCTTCAAAATATACATTTACAGCCACCACTTCTTTGCGAAAAATTAATATTGTTAACGCTGGATTATATAATGATGAACCAAAAGTAATATTAGAAGGTGGAGATCCTAACATTAAAGCCAGGATATCTATTGTCACAAATAATGTTAATAATAAATATAGTATTTTAGAAGTTAATGTTGATAGTGTAGGAGATGGATATAAATCTTTACCAACGATTAAAGTTGTTGGGGATGTTGCAATTCCTGCTATATTAACTGCGGAATTACTACCAATCGATAAATATGTTACATTTTTAACATCATTTGTTTGTGATGCTAACAATGTGCCTCAAGTACAAACTTAAGATTTAATTATAGGATATAATATATGTCTATGGGTCAAGGATTTTTTGACGATCAATCAATTTCTCACGAGTTTGAAGCTCAGCACACTAACAATGCGTACAAAGATGGTCCGTGTGTAGACGTATTTTTTGCTGGTAGCGGTTTTCGTACAGATATGGATTTAGGTGCTGCTCCACTAATGAATCTTACTAGGGATTTTGTAAGAGATGGTGGTGGCAGTTTAATGGGTATGAATAACAGAGTAACCCTAACAGGTAAAATTTTCCCTAGTGGTGGTGGATTGCCTGGTATGAAAGGGGTCATGACCAAAGAGAGACAACTTAGAGATCTTTTTCGTCGTAGTGCTGGTGATTTAAAAGTAAAAGATACAGATAGTAACACTGTTTTATTTAGCGGTATTCAAGCTAAAATTCAGTCATATAGCGCAAATAATACTCCTGATAATATGAGTATGAGTTTAGATTATAATATTGAATTAGAATTTTTCGAAGAGACTACTGAATCTCCCAAAGACAGTAAAAACTACAGGGTTAATAATGTTAGTGAAAGCTGGAGTATTGAGCCTCAAGAAATGATTTATAGCTCTCTTGGGTACAATGTTACTAAACAACCAGAAACTGAACCAAGTCAAAGTGCTGATACAGGTGGTACTTTTTCAATAACTAAAAATGTAAAAATCACTGGTATTCCTCAATACAGAATTACTAGACAATTGTCTGCTGTAGGTGTTCCTAGTAGTGGTTTTGCTAATCACTTAGGGAAAGCAGAAAATGGAAAGTTAGAATATAATCATCAATCAGTTAGTCAAAATGCACCAGAAAAATATGACGCATATCTGAATGCTAAAAAATGGGTTGATGATAGATCTAAATTAGCTTTTAATTCAACGAAAAACGATAAAAGCTATAGTCCTTTTTTAACACTTAACGAGAGCTTAACAGATTATAATGATATTCATTTATACAACCATACAAAAACTGTCAACTTTAGTGTTATAGATGGTACTTATGAAACTAATGATAGTTGGGTAGCGATACCTTGCGGAATATTGTTCACAGAAGAATTTACTATAGAAACTAGCACAGATGAAAAATATGTAAGCACAGTTAATGTTCAAGGGTCTGTTAACGGCTTAAGCGTTACTCCTTTTAACCAAACCATAGAAGCTACAGGAATACCAACTACTGGAACAGCTCAAAATAGAATAAAATTTGGTGTGGATGCTAATAAAGGGGGTATGATAGGTACTCAGTCTAATACAGGACATGAACACTACAACACCTTGCAAGGATCAAGATACGAGAATGCTATTAGTGGATTTTTAAATGATGTTAAGCCAAGACTATATGAAAGAGCTTGCTTAGTTGTAAATACTCCTGATAGAACCCTAGACTATATTCCTCTTCAGGGTAATGTTTTTACTGAAAACCCTGGAAATCCAGCTTTTAGAAAACAAAGAAGATTAAACTATATTCCTGTATCTACTAGTGAAGGACATGATCCTTTAAAAGGTATTATTACTTATAGTCATCAATACACAAATAAAACAAAAATATTTAGTGGTGTAATTGCAGAAAGTGTGGATATAAGTGTGAATGGTCCTGGTGATGTAATTTCTGAAGCGTTTATTATAGGAAGACCTCTTGGACCAGTTTTACAAAATTTGAATACTAGAACTAGTACTACAAAAAGTGTTAATATTGAAATTACTGTAGTTCCACCTAGTAGTACCCAAGGATTTCTATTAGATCAGACAGAATGTCCTGTTTATACAGGGTCTCAATTATTCCAACAAATAGAAGATTTAGTAGAAGGTTTGAAACCTTATGGACAAGCTAAATCAACTGTTTTAAATTTTAATAGAAATGCAGATACGGGAAATGTATTTATTAAAAGCAACACATATAATTGGAATCCAGCAGAAGGAAAATATTCTAGAAGTGTAGAGTGGGTTTATCAACCTTGTCAGCTTAATGGACAGCTTGATAGATACTTCCTGGGAAGATAGAAAGTTAATTAAAGGAGAACTTAATGTCGGATACAAAGCCATGCGTGGCAGGATATAATAATTTTAATAAGCCTATTGCTCAAACTTTATTTTTAGGTGCTAGTGTAGCAGACTTTAGCACTAATCTAGGATGGGGCAGTCAGGCGTCTACTCTTAATGTTTCTCTAGTTAGAGATATTAGTTACGATTCTACAGGTTATAATAGACCAGACAATACAGACTGTAAGTTTGGTCATCAATTCCCTGCAGCAGGTAATGGAGGACCTCTTCACCATTATCACAACACCGGTAGTGCTGATGACAGTTTGTATGCTATGGATAATAATGGAGAAGTTATAAAAAGCAAGATGACAGGGCAAAAAGTTTTAAGAGGAAAAGTTAAGTACAAATGGAATTCTGCTCAACAAAAATTCGTTTCAACATATTGGACGCAACCTGATCCAGGATTTTTTGGAGCATCTAATAACTGGACTTCTGGTGGTAGTTTTCCAGGAACCAATAGAGGACGAGATTTCAATTGGACAGACAACGACGGTTACGACATAATCGGAGTTCCTGTATACTTTCGAATGTTAGATTTTGAGTTTTTAGGTCTAGTTAAAAATTGGAATTATACTGATGGTTCTGGTGGACAAAATATTACTGTACAAGTAGAAAGTCCAGTTTCTCTTCTTTCTAATTCTTATGTAGTGGCTCATGGTTTCGGAGGAGCTGCGGGATTATATAATACTGCTACAAATTTAAATCAGCCTCAAAATTTTAGAGCAGATAATTCTCCTAATGCTCAGATTGCAGATAATGAATACAATTCGAATATTGTCTCTGGAACTGTTCATAACTTTTTTAATGCCTATGGTTTTCTTGAGGCTTATGGAGGTTTTGGAGCTAGTGGTAAAAATGAAAGAGGAACTCCTGCTTATAAAATATTAGATGCTTTGCATGTATTAACAAGCTCTAACAATCCCACAACAAAAGAAGTTAATCAATTTTCTCCTTTTGGAAGAATAGTTTCTAAAAATATACACAGTCTTAAAGATTATAAATACCCTGTTCCTACAGCTTTTTATGATTTTGGTCTAGTCCCTTCTGCTCCAGGTATGCAACCTAATGGTCATCCTTTATATAGATATCGTTTGGATGCTAGTGAACTAAATCCACCTACAGATCTTAGAATAGAATCTCCCATATTAAGTATTATGGATTTGTTGAGTCAAATAGCAGAAGCTACTGGCAAAGACTTTTTTATTGATTGTATACCAGATGGTACTTCTTCTGGTGGTGGTACTCTTGACATGTTTTTAAAGGTTAGAACCATAGAAAGACTTAAACAACCTGGATTAAATCAGATAAAAAACAGTATAAAATCTTTAATTAGCAGCGGAGCATTTACAGACATTGATGGTGTTCCTTCTGTTTCTGATATAAGTTATGGGCAAGAAAGTAACGAAAGTGTACACAGAAAAGTTATAGTAGGTGGTCAACAACAAAGACTGTTTCAGGCTAAAAATTATAGATTAGCATATACTCAAAATACATTTCGTTTAAATTTCTTAGGAAGTACTCCTACAATTGTTGATTATACCAAATATAATAAATCTACATTTAAAACACCAGATGTAAATAGTACCAGAAATATTAATATGACTAATAATTTTACTGCTGCTGATGTTCCAGCTGGTAGTGTTATTACAGCAGCTGAATATAATATAATTCTAGGAAATTTAAAAAATTATGAAAAAAGAATTAAAGAGAATACTGACAACGGTAACAATTTTAATTCAACAGAAAGAGTTTTTTCTGACGAGCCTCAATTGTTTAGTAATCCTCTTGGCGGAACATTATTAGGTAATTATTTAAGTACAGATCAGTCATACTATAAAGTAGGTGGCCAAAATGTCTTACCTACTCCCAGTCATTCTCCGATCACTCCTAGATTTACTCCTTTACATTTAGACATTATAAGTCCTTTTTTTGGATATAGATTTGAAGAGGCTAGTGGTGGAGATACTGATGGTCTTAGTGATGAAACTAGAAAAAAACCTAGAACAGTATTCATGGATAATTTTACTGGACAAATTTGTGTTATTTGCGATATTGCAGATTTAAAGGGATTAAGGTATGGCTTAGGCTCTTTATATGGCAACGGACAGTTTGTTATTACTGAAACAGAGATGCGGGCTGCTATGGCAGGTTTTGATAATCTCGTTTTGTATTATACATACAAGATGTTTAAGTCTGATTTGTTTTTAATGTTACGTAAAGCATTTAACTCAAACACAAGAAATGCTTTTAAGCAAAATGGTCCCGCAGTTGGTATTATGCCCTTTGGTATGCTAGATGACGAAGAAATGTCTGGTCCAGAGGGTCAGCCTGCTGAACCAGAACCAGAAGGTGGAGACTCTACAGATCAGGGCGCCAATTCTATAGTATATTCAAAAGCATTTACCACAGACTTACAAATTATTCATAACTTTTTGAATCAATTAGCAGGCAAGTATTATGGTAAAAGCTATATGGTTAGACTACCTAGTATCAGTGGGTATAGAGATTGGGATTCTGGACAGACAATAAGTTTAGGAAATGATAGAAAAGGGAATCCTATTAAGATGTGGAAAGGTCCACCGAAAAGCATTACTTCTTATGAAATTGCTAGCGATGGAGCTTGGGAAGAGTTTGGAAATGTAATAGATGAAGACATAGTTATAGGCACTACAGATTCTTATCGACTCATGGATGAGACAGGAAAGATGCAACCCATATTAGGTTATAATGCTCAACAAAATTTTGATACTGTAGCTAAGTATATGTGTGCGAATCAAGCAGCTATTTTTAATAGCACAGGAGGGAATAACCGAAGAGTTAACAAAGGTTTTAATGTTTTTGGCTTAACTACTTACAGTTTATTAGCTGATCAGTTTGGGGATTTTGATTGCGACAATTCTTTGTTCTACTATCCTGCTTTAGACTATAGTCCTATTACTGGTAGTAATTTTGTCTTTGTTAAAGAAGACAATAGACAAACTAAAGGTCTTCTACCAGGAGATCCTGTAAACACTTCTGATAAATTATACATTACAGGAACTGTTAGACCAAAAATGGTTTTTGAACAACCTCAGGGTTTTGTTAATCCTAGAGCTATTGTAGAATCTCCAGGAATGTTTATGAATAGCAGTTCTCTCTCTCATACTCAAGACATGAATAGAGCTTTAAATGCTAATATTGCTTTAGAAGATTTAACACAAATACTTTATACTTTCCCTGCATTCTCTAGAGACGACAGTATTGTAAAAGCATTATATTACAGAGTCTGTTCTATTAACAATGGTAAATTTATTCGTAAAAAAAGCAAAGAAACTCAAAGCAATGAAATGATAGACATAGCTCCTAAAGCTGCTCATCCATTTTTTGCTGCTATTCCACTCAAAAGCAACACTCATACTTATGGACCTTGGAGTAATTTACCTTATTATAGCAAAGATGTCATTATACAAGACAGTGCTTTTGATAAAATTAATTATATTGATAATATGGTCAATGGTCTTGTTGTAGAAAAAGATGACGAATTGGTTCCTTGGAATTATGGAGGAACAAGCGTTTTAGATAAAGCAGCTTTATTGAAAGTTAATGATGGATTAAAATATCAGTCTGTAGCTGAAAGTGCAAGCTTTACAGTTATTGGTGCTCCAAAGTTTGGCTTAGGAGCTAAATTAGTTTCTACATACGATACCGGGGGAACTATAAATTTCGGTTTGCAACCTTTTAGTAGAAACACAACTACTCTCACTTTAAAAACTACTACATATACTGTGGTTCTTTTAGACTATGCTTATAAAGATAATTTAGAACCTACTATTTCAAACATGCAACTTAAAATAGGTAGCGGTGGTCTTAGTACTACATATAATTTGAAATTATATTCAAAACCTATGAGCAGATTTAATAAAGATCTTTCTGACAGATTGAAAAAAGGAGCTACAGATAGTTTTAAAGCTGCAAGAAAAAATGCTGAAATTAATAATAAATCTCAATCACAAATACTGAGTTTAAATCAAGAGGCTGTATCTAGAACCGCTGGTGGTGGTACAGATCCTTTTTCTGCTAGTTCTAAAAAATTATTAGGTTGGAGTCCATCTAGTGTTTTAATGGCTCAGGGTACATATTATTTGTCTGGACCTAATAGAAAAAGAAATAAAGCAATAGCTAATAGCACAGACGAAACCAATGATTCAGCACCCGAAAATCCTGATAATGATACTGGAGAAGAAGAACAACCAGATGATCCTAACGATCAAGATCCATCTTCTCAAAGCGTTAATAGCGCAGAATTTACTATAGCACAATATAATAGAAAAAGTTATTCTGCTACTGGTTCTGGTGGTTATGCTAACAATAGGAAGGGTTATGCTCAAGACATAAACACTTACAGAAGTGGCAACAGTTATGGTGATAACAAAATATACAACCAAGGAGAATTAGCCTTTGCTATGAGAGAAGTAAGACACGGAGCTTACGTTGGACTATATCCAGATAAAGAAGTAGGTCTTGATATTAATTCTGATTATGCCATGAAAGGAGTTATGAGTTTAGATGGTATCTTTTCTCCTATTTCTTTCTATCCTACCCTATACAACTCTTGCTACAATTTATCCAAATGGAATAGAGAAAAATGTCCAGTTTGTGGAGGAAACAAAATGTATCAGGATTCCATCTATATTGGTGGAGAAGAACAACAAATATCTGTATATTGTAAATATTGCACTGATGAAGTAGATGAAGCATCTAATTCTAACAATGATATTCCTTTAACTAAAGTAATGGAATATAAATCTAGGAAATCTCCATTAGCTCCCGATGGCACATTCAATCCTCCTTTTATCACTGTTAAAGAAGATGATGATGAAGATGTTATTAAACAAATGTATTTTAAAGACGATAAAACAGGACTAGCAAAAATAAATACGCACAGTTTACAGCCTGTGCTTCAAGAGTCTGGAGATTTTCTTAATCCAAATTCTCAACCTGAAGATAAAGGTAGACATAGTATTAGTGTCGTTGGTAGAGGTAGTAGACAACCTGACAATAAATACGAATTATCTATAAATAAAAACTTAGAAAAAACTTATTTTGATACTAATCCTGATTTTGATGGAGAAACAGATGTTAGATTACAAGATTATTTGAGCAATATTCCTCAAAAAACAAAAGACAGTAATAGCAATTGGTTTAAAAGTAGAGAAGATTATCCTTTAAATAATAGATATTTAGGTTTAAGAGGGCCTTTGGTTTTACATGGGTGGGGATATGATTTAGAAGGTTTTCCAGTACCTAATAAATCAGATGATGCTAAACGAATAAGCGATACCGGTGTTGCGTGGAGGCATATTAGAAAGAAAAATGATACAGGACAATATATTAATGAAGATGATTATGAACAATTGGGAGGTTATCCTCAAACATCCTACAATGAAGACGGTGTAGCAGAATCAGGCTCTATGCAAAAATGGGGATCGATAGTTTCGGTAACACAAAGTTGGGAAAGATTTCCTGATGGTGTAACAAGGTGGACTCCAAAAAATAAATCAGAAAAATTCTCTTTAAATTGGGGAGAAAGGCCAGATACTTGGCCAGTTGGTCCTGTGGATTTAAGATGGGATGAAGCAAGAGGTGTTTGGGCAGCGCCTCCTCCAAAAATTTATAAGAATGTTTATGTAACACTAGAAGAGGATTTAGATTTTTATAGTACTAATAATCCTAGTAGGGCTTTTTTAACAGATTATGAAGCAGAAATAGATCTAGACGATGAACGAAAAGTAGTTTATGTTGTAGATAAAACAGGATACAGTGCTCCTAGTGGTTCAACATTATTATGTTTTTATAATTCTGATTCAGGTTTTTATGAACCTGTAGGAAAACCTATGATTTCTGCTTTTGGTACTATCGGAACAGGAAACAACGTGACTCTAGAACTTTCGTATATGACAGCTAAAGATAAATCTAGGTCTAATGACGTTAAGTCTTATAATTTTAATAATCCTTTAGGAATATATTATCATAATGGAAGTAAAGGTTTGTTTAATTTTATAGAAGGGAAATGGACTTTAGTAAGCTCTAGTTAACAGGACACAAATGACAAAGACACCTAAAAAATATTGTGAATTTTATAAAAATTCAATTTATAATAGTCTTAAAACTTATCATAAGTTTTCTTACAACGACACAAATGATACGTCAGGAAAAATTTCATTTGTAGATGATAATTCAGAGGATCCAAAAGACGCTAATTGGTCGATAAATAGTTTTATTTTAGACAACCTTAGTGAAAGCGCAAAAGAAGGGGTGTGGACCCCTGTATCTATACTCAATAATGAACCTTTAACTTATGTTCCTATTTTCGACAACTCTGCTCCAGTAGTAAGTGGGGCTTCTTATAAAACCTTTACTGATAGTGAATGTAATGAATATGTAGAATTTACCCCACCACCCCAATACACTTTAGGTATCCCTTCTTTTCTAAAAATTTCTAGTGTAAGAAATAATCATTTTAGAGAATTGCAACTAAAACTTCCATTTGCTAATCCTGCTGAACTACATGTCGATTGGTATTTAGCAGATCCTGTTGCTCAAAATATTTATCCACAAACGGGTATTCTTTTTTGGTATAAAAAGATAGGAAGCTCTTCAACAGAATTTTCTAAAATAAAACCCGGTACTATTTTTAGTCTTGATAAAGCTATACAAGATCCTGATCAAAAAGTAAACATATCAGCTAATACTAAATTTTTAAAACTAGACAATCATCGTATTCAATTAAGTGTTAGTAAGGATACAGACGACATACCCACACTTCTAGGAGCTAATAAAGAACATTATGAATTTATACCTCCCGCACCTCATGATTTAGGAGGTATTAAACTTTATAAAAATGTAATATTTGATATCAGATATATTTATGCAGAACCCGTAATAGACCATGATGAGGAAAGAAAATTTACAAGATATGATGAGATAGAAGATTATTGGGAAGACATAATAGTTACAGACCATACGAAAGATTCTGCTATAACAAAAGGCAATAATAAATTTGACATACACATACCGGATGCAGATTCTTTTTGTTTTTTTTATGGCGATGATTATGCTAGAATGTCAGATGGAAAAGATTATCTTAGAACATATATACCCGAAGAAACAGAAGAAACTTTTAGACAATTATATAAAAACTTAAGTACCTTAGTCAGTGCTAATAGCAAAAAAAGATCTGAAAATTTAAAACGTTTTTGTGCTATGTTAGCTACCGGTCCAGTTTTATATGGAGAAACTATAGTATTTAGAGGTAAGTATTATTACGACAAGCCTAACAGTATAATTGGAGAAAGACTAAGTTACGATTGGAGATTGGACCTTTCTGATTATTTAAATGAAGAATATTCGGAAGGCTCTGTTTTTCATAACTCTAAGTTTACTAATAATTTAACAAACTTGTCTTTTGTTATGTATAAAGAGATCGAGAATAAAGCTGGCAATCAAGCAGTCTCGTCTTCTATGATGGTTAAAAAACAACCATATATACAATACATATACGAAAAATTAGTCAAGAAAAACGACATGTATATGAAGATTGATCGTAATTCAGAAAGAACAATTACGATAGATAAACAACTGATTGGTCCTGGTATTAGTGGTCCAAATGTTAAAGTTAATTTAAATTTTATTCCGTATGGTTTGAAAAGTCAAGAGACGGATGCTGCAACAGGAAAGACAACAAAAAGTAATACATATAATCAGTGGATTAAAGCGGGCCCTTTAGAGTTTGCAACAAAAATGGAGGGGTCTGACACTTCTCAAGGATATCCTGTAGTTTATTATAGAGATTTAAAAAGCGAAGGTAGTATAGAAAATATTTTAGATGGTTATGCTGATCAATATACAGAATTGACAAGAAGAGTAGGTGGAGAGATTAATAAAGAACCTAACACTCTTTTTTTTATGCATCCTAATGTTAAATCGATAGGTTTTTATAAACAAGGAGCTATTAAAGTAAATAATAGCAATTGTTATATTGAAGAAGCCACTGTAAGACAAGCATCTATCGATAACGGAAAATTAGATAGTAAACCAGTATTTATACCAGATGTAGATTGGTTTCAGCACGACGTTAAGGAATCTGACACAGAGTATGACAAGGTTAGTTTTAACTTTGATTGTGGGTCTAGCAATTATATAAAGCTGTATGGTATAGATATTGAATGGTATAGATATAAGTCAGAGAATTTATGTAGCTGCGATTCTTTTTACGTAGAGGAATTAAACTTTACTAAAAAATATACAGGAGATCAAGGTTTTAGCACTCCTTTTTATCCTGATGTTCAGCAAGATGTTCCTAGAGGAATAGGTTTTGGTCGTGTGGGCTATTGTAATAATTTGTATATAGGTAAAAAAGGAAAAAGTGTTTCTGGTGGTGGTGGTTTTTTGGAATTGAATTATTCTGTATTACCTGGAGTCAATAATAAGTATTCTCCTCCTATAAAAGCTTATGGAGGATATGATGATGCTATTGTTGCTAATCTTGGAATAAACATGCCTCAGCACCCATTACCTCAAAAGTCTTTGCCTGTTTTGAGTTCGAGAAATGAACAGTATGATGAAAATACTAAATGCTACATGAGGAGTGGTGTGGCTAACGATGAAAACTTAGATATTGGTAATTATAGTCAAGCAGGTATCAGCGATGGTAAGAAAGGGATTTTTCATCCATATTTAGGATGGATATCTATTAATACAATTAATGAGCACTTTTCTGAATTGAAAAATAAAACTTTTGTAGATAGTAAAAAAGTTAAACTAAAAGGAGTTGGATTCTTATTTTCTCCTAATAGAAATTCAGAAACAGAAGGATACTACAGTAGCAGAGTGATGGTTGATTTTACAGGAGATGCTAGAGATGGAGAATTTTATCAATTTGGCACCGGAAGAGCTTCATATTCTTATTTAATGAATAATTTAAGTAATGATATGATGGTTGATGCGTGTATTCCAAATGAAGTTTGTCCTATATATGACTATGGGGTTGAGCGCCAATTAACTTACTCTGAAAGAGCAGCAGAAAGAGATTGCATATCTTTAAATGGTGTAAGTAGCGGATTTGTAGACGATAGTTCTTATACGGAAACTAGAGATAAATATAATCCTGCTGTTAGATATTCTATACCTGCTAATAGTATATTAAAGAAAAAAATTAATGATAATGATACTATACAAGATTCAAACATTAAAATACAGGATATCTCTGTAAGATTAAATTTTTTAAATTATATAAATCCTGCAGATTTAAAAATTACATTAGTGACTAATTTAACTACTAAGTTTACAGCAGAAGACAGCAAAGGAAACGAATACTCACCTTCTGATTCTGTGTTTTGGAAAGACCAATATTTAAAGGATTATATTACTGAGTTAGAAAAAAATAATTCAAGTAATAAAATTGTTTTATTTAATAGGGAACATATAGAAAATTTTGAAAAAGATTTCTGTATAACATTTTCTGATAATGCACCTAAGCATAATGTATTGTCAAAATCTCATGAATTAATAGAAAATGTTGGTTACGACTCGTGGAAGCTCAATACTGTTAGAAGTCACGATGTTGTTCGCCCAACTATCAAAACAGAAAATATTAATGACTCAGAACATTACGTGTATAAAAATATTTTTCTTAACAATGACTTTGAACCGACTTGGAACAAATTTGCCAAGTGGAGAGGCTCTCCTTTAGACGGAGCATATTTTAAATTACAAATAGAAATATTTAATCATTACGAAGACAAAAATTACTCATCAAATATATTGCCTCCCGCACTAAATGAAGAATTTGATGGTAAGTTTAAAAGTTCATCTTATAGTAATAATTTATGTAGTTTTGAGATTATTATAGATACCAATGAAGATATAGATAATATCAACCACCCTATTACGGAACATATTGATTACAAAAAAAGTTTTAGACATTATCTAGGTGAAGGCATACAAGAAAAAAGTGGTTATAACTATATAATGAATTTCAGTGATGATGGTAAAGTTTTATTGCCACCCATTAATTCTCACGCCCCCTTTAACTCTATTACTAATCATAATACTTGTAAATTTCCAAATAGTGGTCTTAATACTTTAAGTTTTCTTCGAATTCCCCCTTTAAGTAATGCTGTAGTAGCTGCTGGGACAGCTTTAGCTTTCTTCTCCTTTGCTTTAGCAAATATCAATATGACTAATGCAATAGGTATGGGAGCTCTGGTTGCTACAATAGGAGCTGCTGCTATTGGAGCTGGTGCGAATATGATACTCGCGTCTTTTTCTAATGCTAGAAGAGAAAGAAGTCAAAATGCTTATGATGAATCCTTTTTTAAAGAAGACTATACAAAAAACGATGGGTTCGGTCAAGCAGATAAAGTGTTGGTTGATATAAGCACTGATGGAGCAGCTTGGTACACTTTCGATGCAGATATATTTAAGTTTGATGAATTATCTTCTCCTATTTATAAACCTAAAATTATGGGTTATAAACAAGAAAGCAATAACTTTCATTTGAGAGAGGGAGAGAATCTTACATCAATGCCTCATGAAGGTTTGCATAATGTTTTTAAAGGACAGTTAGTGAAAAAGAGAGATCTTAACCACAGACATGCAGATATATCGATAGATGATAAAGCAGAAATTTTGTTTGATAAAAATAAAGATAATACTTTACCAATTATAAATTGGAACGGTGATAAAAATAATTCTAAAGAACCTTTTTATGTAAATTTGATGAATTACAAGGACTATCAAATTAATAACAAATTTTATTTATCAGTGCCTTTAGACCCTAAGGATTATTTTTGGATTAAAACAAAAGATGCTACGGCTTTTACATTTCTTAAAGCTCAAATTGATGTAGAAGGTTCTGCCAAATTGGTTTTATTTAATAAACGTGATTTTAAAACAGATAATAAATTAGGACAAGTTGGTGAAAATATTGTAAAAGTTCACGAAGTATTTTCTGTACCAGACTTTACAAGCAATGAGTATAATACATATATAGGAGTGACGTTTTTTGTCTCAGATTTACTTGGTGATGTAGATCCCAAAAAATACCTATATACAGATTTTTATTTTACATTTTTCGATGAGCCTGGACCGCTTAGCTTTGCTTCAGATTGGATCTTGTATCCATATCAATTTAAAGACATTAAAAATTTAAAACTTTCTAAAATAGGACAACAAACAAGTTTTCCAGTAAAAGGACATCTTGCTGCTTATGGAGAAGGAAGCTGGGGTACTGGAACAGCATTTAATTATGAGTATGGTAATAGTATTAAAATACCTTTAGACTCTGATACAGAAGACATGTCTGATAAAACCCGTTCTGGTTATGGTGGATTAGCATTTAAGAATAAAGGAATATTTACTGCCGATGACGCGTTATTTGGTGGATCAAAATCTATAGATAAAAAGTTTCAATCGATAAGCTATACTAATCACAACAAAGGTTTTCCAAATAAAGATGGTAAAAATACAGATCATTTTATGTTTCATAATAGTTACGATAGGGAGAAGAGTCCTATTTCGGAGATTCCACCGGGAAATTTTGGAGATTATATATCTGAAAATGTAAAAGTAAGAAGTACGGATAATAAAATATATAATTCTATAGCAACTGGTATCACAGAAGAAGTTTCTGAAAAAATTGACACAAATTACTCTGACAGAAAGTATTGGATCAACATAGATGGAGAGCAGAAGGCTTATCTTACTAGACAAAATAGTGTTAGAATATTAAAAAAAATAGAATATTCATGTTATGAGATTAATAATAACCAAGGATTAAATTGTGTTAACGTCTGTGGAGATAGTCCTTATGGTAGTTCAAGAGATAGCAATGCAGATACTCCTCCTATCTCCTCTGAAGCTGCTAAAACCGAATCTTTAAAACAAAGGACTGAGAGGTTTCTATTTAATACCGTGGCTCCTATAAGCGAATTTGGGAACCCTAGCATGACATTCGTTAACTCTGATGAAGCTATAGAAGCTCAAAAGGCTTTATACCCTGATGCTACGTGGAAAAAAGAAGTATTACAAAAATCTAATTTAAGATTATCTTGTGGAAACACTAATGTTGATACTATTTTAAGAGTTAGAGAAACTTATGAATTAGCTCAGGGAATAAATGGAACAGGACTTACTTCTGCTAAAGATATATTAGAAGATAAGGATAATATAAAAATAAGATTTGTTCACTGGCCTAGAAAGTTAAAAAATTTAGATCTACAATTTGATGCATATGTTTTGCAAACAAATGGTTTAGCATATAAAGGTCGTAATAAATATACAGATGGTATGAATATTAAAAACTATTTTTATAGTTGGGTTTGTGGAACAACGAATGCTGACAAGTCTGAAGAAATAGAAACTACTGTTCCTCCATATTATAAATTGTCTAATGAAATGATATTTAGGGCTTTTTATGGAAGCACAGACAGAATGGAATTTAAAACAGACGGATTGGATACTAGGGATGATTTTGAATGGATACCTTATGAATACGATAAAAATATTCAATGTTCAGCAAGTTCTATTAGACCAGAAAATTTAATTACTTTATTTGCTAGAGGGTTTGCAAATCCTGCTAAAGCAGGTTTGTATTTAAGATGTAAGTTATACTCTGGATTATTAGCTTTAGGATTGGCAGGAGCTCCTGTTGACAATAAAGCCAATCGTAATATCATTAATCATAAGTGTGCTAGGTATGTAGATGCAAATGAAAAATCAGCTCTTTTAGCAAATACTGAAGGTTTTCCCGGCAAGTCTAGAGTTAGTGAATTAGAAAATGACGCTGCTGAGTATCTTCAAATTCTAGAAAATAGGGGTAGTGTATCTACGCACCATTACACACAAGCTTCTGTTAATCAAATTTTAACAATTATAAATAATTTTTATTAGGAATATCAATGGCGAGATACAAAGGATATGTCTGTATTACAGGAACCCCAACACAGACTAAAACACCTACACAATCTCAGACTCCTACTCGTAGCCAAACTCCAACACCAACTTTTACATCTACGCCAGCAATAACGACTACACAAACACCTACTAGACCTCCTACTCCTACGCCAACTCCGACAACTACTTTTACAAGAACTCCTACTCAAACTAGAACTGCAACACCAACACAAACTATTACACCTACAATTTTACCTATTTACGTGTTCAACGGTCCTATGTACGATGATGAGTTTGGGAATAATCAAGATAAAAGTGAATTAAAAGGCGTGTGGCAGTTTTGCTTATCGAGACAAAATGAAGACCTTATCAATTACTATAAAAGAACAGGTCAAGAAGGACTAATTTGGGAAGAAGGTGGGCTTTCTGGTAAGGCAGAGTTTGTAGGTAATACTTTTGTAAATTACAAAACAGAACATGTATCGGAACTTAAAGATAATGAGAAAGCTCTTAAAATTCAAACACTTATAGAAAAAGAGGATGGAACGGTAGAAAATGGTCCTATTATTGAAACCTTTAATTTTGGAGAGATTAGTGATCCTATATATATAGATTCATCAGATGAAAATTTTGATGCTCCAGGAACAGAGCATTGTAAAGATCGTAACGGGATTCCTGATCCTGACACAATAGCTCATAGTTTAAGACTAAAATTTGCTGCCTCCGGTGATTTTGTAGAAAGAGGAGATGTAGTAGGTATTCCTTTTGTGGTAGAAAGAGCAGTACCAGACCCTCCGCCAACTCCTAGCAACACACCAACTAGGACTCCTACTGTAACTCCTAGTATGACACACACTCAAACCCCAACAATGTCATTAAGTAAAACTCAAACTGTTACACCTTCGATGACATGTAGTCCAAGCATAAGCATGTCTCAAACTCCAACAGAAACACCATATCCCACACCAACTTCATCTGTAACAGTTTCTTTGTCTCCAAGCGAATTCTACAATTGTGAATTGAACATTAGGTTTGTAGAAGGAGAGGCTGTAGTATGCTATGATGATCGTTCTGTACTAGGATGGCATATAAGCGAGAAAGTAAATAATCTTAGAGAAGAAAAAGGTAATGATTATGCTGAAGGTAAATTTGCGATATGTCCAACAACAACACCCAGTATAACACCCAGTATAACTCCTTCTTTATCCTTAAGTCAAACTAAACCCGTAACACCAACACCAAGCTCTAGTGTCTAAATGATTGATTTTTGTAATTTTATTTTAGTAGAATCAAATAAAAAAGAAAACAAATATTTGTGTAAAGATTGTGACTATGTTTTAATAACGCCTAAAGATGTAGAACCTCCACCAATACCTTGTAGAAAACATTTAATTCCAAAGAATTTTAGACATAAAATACAAAGTAAAAGTCCTTCTATTTTTGTTAAAGCTATTAATTTTACGCAAGCTTTATTTAAACACGTACTATCTGGTGGAGAAAGAACATCACCTAAAGAAAGAAATAGAAGATTGGAGATATGCAAGTCTTGTGAAATGTTTGATGGATATTCTTGCACAAAATGCGGATGCCCAATCACAGCTCAAACTAAATTAATTAGTAAACTGGATTGGGCTAATCAACATTGTCCTATAAAGAAATGGTAATTATTTCTTTTTACCGCCGGAATTAGCTTGCCACTTGTACCATCCGTTATGTGACATATAGTTTCCTTCGGCATCCTTACGTTTAGGAAAGAGAGTTCCACCCTTTTTGTGTTGACCAAAGGATAGAGTAGCTCCACAGTCCATGCAGCGTAACTCATAGTATATGTTATCTTCTACAGTCCTGCATACAAATTTAATGTTTTCAGATCCGCATACTCCACATTTACTTTCTCCAAAAATTTCTTGGACAGTAGCTAATTCTTTAAATAGTTCTTTTTGTCCTTCAGATTCTATCTCAAAAGAGATCTTTTCATTAACTCTATAAGTTGCTTTCATTATCAATTTCTCCAGTTTGAGTCATACCCCATAAGCGATTCAGGAATATCATTTACATTTTGTTGTAGTTCAGATAACCTTCTTATTATAGAAACAGCCTCATCATGGGCTAGTCCAAAAATATTCTCGTTTTCTATCTTAAGATTACTCACTAAGGATTTGACATTAATATCTAATCTATTAGACAGTACATCAATAAAGTTTAATTGATTATCTGTAATTTTATTAACATTATTGCCGTCAAGATCTTCCACTTCCTTAGCTATTTCCTCTGCGGCAACAACTTTTCTTAGTTTCAGACCTCTTCTCAAGGCTCTGCCTTCTGCTCTGGTTTCACCTACAGCAACAGGATGATTTCTATAAACCTTATCACAGTTACCCCAATAGACGTCTGCTGAACCATTGACAGTCCTAACTTTAAAATGTTCGTCTATATCAGGATCGTTTATAACATACACCAGTGTGTGAGTAAGAGTGGCCCTATTGCCATTGCTAGGTTCTGGAGTTTGCACAACACTGGAAGATGATTCAACTACAGTACAGTCCATAGCTATTTCGAAAACTCTTCTTAAACCATCTGTTGTAGGATTACCGGCAATTTTTTCATCATCTGACAATAGTCCTAAAACATAGTCTGTCCACTCAATATCATTAATGTCAGGTATACTCTTTTTAGCTTTTGGCATTATATGTCCTTTATTTCAAAAAAACGGTTATCTGATTCTGGAAATTTATTAGTTATTTGATCTACCAATTTTATTAATTTTTCAAAGATAAGTTCAGATCTAGCTTTAGAAAAATCCTTTGTTTGTTTAATTCTAATTAAAGCTAGTCCCTTACCTAAAATAAGACCTTGTTTCTTTTTGTCGTATTGTTGAGCTTTTTTGAAAGCTTCTTCTCCCCACACAGGAGAAAAATGAGAAGGCCCATCAACTTCAATTGCTGTGTTTATACTAGGTAAAAAAAGGTCAATTTGCAACTTGGTATTTACTAAAAATTGTTCTTTATGGAATTGTACATCTACATTACTAGCAATAAACTTTTGCAATAAAAACTTTTCTAGCTTGGACCCTACTTTACTGGTCTCTCTAATAGCTCTATTAGCTGCTTGCTGCATTTTCTCTTTTTGTTCATCAGACATTTTATTCCAAGTCTCAAGATTTTTTAATTTTCTTTGTGATATTTCTTCTTCAGAAAGATTTTCCCAAGAGATTAAAACAGATTGTCCAATTTTATTTTTAGTTTCTTCTGATCTTTTAGTACCTTTGGTTGGGTGTTTATGAGCACCTGTTTTTAAAGCATTTTTTTGAGCTTGGCTTTTATCTCTAATTTTAACATTAAACTTTTTTGCATCTCGTCTAATTTTATTACTGTATGTTTTATATTCTTCTGCGATAATTTGAAAACTTTTTTTATCCTTAACATAGGCTTCGACAATAATAGTCTTTTTTTCTATGTCGGTAAGTTTAGTGTATAGTTTTTTCATAATTTAAATCTCCTAAATTAATGTTATCTCCCCACATATTTTTGTATAGGTCGTAAACGTTTTTGTTATTAGTGTGAATCTGTAAATCTCTTGTGTCGTTATATAAACTTTTGATTGATTTATTAGAATTATTTGCAGCTATAAATAACCAATCTGGTTTTGTCATGTAATACATAATTTTATTATAATTGAAAAAGTTTTTAGCAAATAACAGCATATTATTATTAAACAGTAAGATGTTGCCTTTAAAAAATGAAGCTTTTTCTATTGGTAGTTGCGGTATGTCGTTCAACGAAGATGGTGCAGTAGTGAATGTGAAGAGTTGATTTAGTTCTGAAAAAGTAGAAAATTGCTGATACAGATCTACTATCAGTAAGATTTCCTCTCTACTAATCGTACTATCTATCACTATTCCAAGATCATTATCCATATAACAAATCCTCTAAGTGGTTCTGATAGGTTTTGTTAGAATTAATTTTTTGAGGATTAATACTTTTGTTTAAGCATTCTTTTATGTCTTTTTCTGTCACTATATTAATATCGTAGTAAAACGTACCACTTAATAGACACTCTTTTTTATAATGATTATTGAATGCAATGACGCCGTTATATTTTTTTATAATTTCTAATCTCTCTAAACAATTAATTTTACCAGAGTTTTGGGGATGTTTTATGCTACAATTAAATATGTGTATAGGTAAAAATTTATTTGGAGCCAATAATAAAGATACATTGTCCGGTATTTTATTATAGTCTAAAAAAAGTGCCACATTATTGTTTTTATTACATTTAGTTGTAATATCAGTATTTAATACTAAATTATCTGTTTCGTATTGAACGATATTTTTATCTTCTTTCACCAAACTTTTAACTGCTAAATTTGTTTTGTCTTTTTTAGATAAAAAGATTTTTAATGGTTTATAAATATCATAATACATAATAATATCTTCTATATTTATAATTTTATATGGTATTGATTTTTCATGCAATATTGTCATAATAGATTCTAAATAATTTGAGTATGTGTTAGATATTAATATCATAAAAATTCAGCTAAGTATTTTGAGTCTTTTGGAGAATTAAATTTAAAAAGTTTATTATGAGGAAGCTTTATTGTTTCAAAATTTAAATGTGATTTTTCTTTTAACAAATTTATAATCTCAAATAAAAACATGTTATCATATATTGCTTCAGGAATATTTTCTTGTAGTTCTAAAACGGTTCTTTTATTTAAATATATTATTTCTAGCCACGTATTGGGTAAGTCGTAAAACAAATATTCGCCATTGTTATCAAAACCAAGGTTAAAGTTTCTACACGTTTCATCTGTGTAAAATATTTTATTTAAAGTACTTTTTTTTATATATCTTTCCCAATTAATATTTGCCAATATGCCGTTGTTCATTATTAACATACCTGATTCTTTCTTACTATTAAAGTTTTTAATAGCAATCTTAAAGTTTCCTCCACTCTCTTCGTTTAAATAATTAGAGTTATATAAATAATTAATTTTAATATTTTTTTGTTTTTCAAGCTGTTTCTTAATTTTATCAGCACCGAAGCCAAGAATCAAATTCAAATTAATTTTAGATTTATATTTTTTAATATAGTGTATTTGATACTCTATCAAAGATTTGCTGTTGTGTTTATAGATATACTTTGGGCCTATTGACTTCATACCTTTAGTAATTTCTGTCATCATGCAGGTGATATTGATCATAAAATAACTTTACTGGTAATTGAAGAAAGGTATTGTTTGGGTTTATTTATTAAATCTTTCCAATTGTGCTCGTTAGCAAAAAAACATTCTTTAGGTATGTATATATTATCTATTTGATTATTTAAGCAAATTACTGATTCTTTGGTTTCGTTCATTACATGCTCAATATGTATAGAATTAATAATTTCTTCATAATTATTATAAAAATCTCTCAGAACAAACAAATCTGGGTTAAATTTTAAATAAGTGTTAAAAGCCCCTATAAGAGTATCATACTTACTAGATTCCACATGGGGGAATACGACTCTCCAAGGAATGTCGCATTTCGTTTGAAATTCATCTAGTGTTTTTTTAGAGACTTGTTTATATGAAACAACGCATAAAGCAGCGGGTTTGTACTTGATAGCTCCTATGTAATCCAACATCTCTTCTGTATTAAAAACATAACTAGGTTTGTCTATGTATAAAACATATGTCATCTCGTTTTTATCTAATACGCTAGACTTTAAATCATCATAAGACATTAGATATTTATTTTCTTCATAAGTTTTTTTACCAAAACCATACATACATTTAAAATCTACAAGAGTATATTTGCCTTTTTCCTCTTTTAATTTTTCCCGCATAACGTCATGAATACCTAAGTCACAAGAGTTATTTTTTAAAAAACAACATTCATTACATTGAGTGTCCATTTAATAACCCTTTCTTGTTAATGAAATAATATCCATAGTTTTTTCTTCTATCACTTTATATATTTGTATTGATGGATTATTGTTGCAAAAATCAAAGATATCAGCGTAAGACGTTTGATGAGGTAAGTCTTTTATTGTTTCAAACATATCTTTATAAGATATTTTTTTGTTTATATATAGATTTAGTATTCGTTGAAAATTTTTAAAATCTATAATAATTTCACCATCTCTTCTGAGCTTTCTGGTAAAAATATTTAAAATCTCTTGTTTATTTTCCACAAAATCTATGTCTTGTAGCTGTATGCACATCAAAGAAAAATTAGGAATATCTTTTATATCTTCTATATTCTTACATGAGAGTTTTGATATTGTTTGCATTTAATATGTCTTTCTTAAACATATGAAAATTTAATTTTAATAAAATTTCAGAATCTAATTTTTGAGGATTTTGTAAACAATGTAGTAGAACCTGTAAAAGACCTTGAGCATCAACAACCTTATTCAAATCTATAGTAGAACAGCCAGTTGATGTTGCAACATAAAGGTCTATATTGGTATGTGAACAAACTACTTTATATTTTTTCACAAATTGTAAAAATTCATTATAATCTTTAAATTCAGAAAATTTATCAATTACATCAAATTTTATTTTATTTTTCTTTAAAAAATTTAAAACTTTTTCTAGACGAGTTCTATCTCCTATGATAAGTATTTTGTTAGAATCTGATTCATTTTTAACATCATGATATGGTATTCCGTATTTTGTGTATGCTTGTAAGTACTCAGAGTTATTATGATTACAATTCATGATATCTATTTTTGCATTATTAGCTTTTAGTATCTTTTGTATATTAGAAAAATTACTTTCTCCACAAATAAACTCGTGAATAAAACATATACTACTATTCTCGCAATATGAAAAATTTTGCAATCCAATATTCGATAAATCAAATAAATTATTATATATAACAGAAGTGAAAGTAAAATAATGATTAATCTTGTCCACGGAATCAACAGAAACCATGTCGGGAAATACCTCTTGCATTATTAAATCAAAACAAGAATTGTGTTTGACATATAAGATTTTTTTATCCAGATTAGTATAAAGTCTATTATAAGTTTCTATCATACGTATTCCATAATTCCTGTATTGGTATAATTCATAGTATTATGGGTAGAAACTTTATCTGTCTCAAATATCTCAATTAGATTGTCTAAATTGGGAGAAAGATAAGAAACTAAACTAGAACCGTTGTAAACAAATCTCAAATGAGATTCAATCAAATTAACTTTATCAAAATATTGATATTGAGAATATATAGTTTTATTATTAACCAAACAATACTGTATTAAATAGTTATCAATACTATAAATACTACAATGCAGTAAGTGATCAATAGAATTTGCAAATTGTATTTTCGCATCATCTGTTAGGACACCTTGACTGAACCATAAAATTTTATTTTGAATTTCTTTAGGTATTCCAAGATCTTTATACAAATTATTTTTAAAACTTACAACCTCAGAGTTCTCTCCTTCAATCATTAAAAGTAAAACAATATTAGGTCTCAGAGTAGTAGAGTAATAAAAAGAAGATATAACATCAATTAATATCGGTTGGTCTTGAATCAAACTTGATAGATATCCAAATTTTTTAAAAATACTAGCATTAAATTTTGTAGTAATAACATCATTGCTTGTGTGTGTAGGAATTTGTAATACATTTACATTTTTTTCATTTGCAAAAAGTTTTTTTTCAAATTGATTAAACACGAAAACATTATCAACATCTTTATATTTTTTACTTATGTCTGTCTCTTTGATAAGATTGTTTAGTTCAGGAATGCTTATATTTTGATCATACAGTCCAGATAAATAAATATTTTCAAAATTATTAAATTGCAAAAGAATATTTTTAGCTTTATTCTTTATAAGCATTTCTTGATAAATTGTTTGCGTAATTCTGTTTTCATATTCATTAACTTTAGAAATCATAAATCTGTATCTTTCGATATGGCATATTGTATAAAGTCATGTTCTTGTAGTTGACTAGGGTTTAACATAATTTCTCTAGCATTGTTATTTGACGATATTAAAGAGTTACATATGTCTAGTAAATTTTCTAACGAAAAATCTCTATTAATACCATTCTCTACCAGATAGCCTGAGTTTAATTGATCTAAAAACTTAAGAAGAATATTATCTGATAAATTAAAATGAGACAAATGATTTTGTATAAATCTTATCTTATCAAGATTAGTTGTCATATTTTTTATATATTCTCTATCTAAATATTCTATAGGCTCTAGTGCATGAGTATAGTCTGATCTATATTCAGATTTGTATAAATTATTAAGGTATTTCTCCCACTTATCTAAAGAATCTTTCCATTTATAATGAAGATAGCATCTGTGTTGAAAATTTAACTTTTTTATATTTTTTTGAAATTGGGTTAAAGATAAGAAGTTCTTTACATGTTCAAATAAATTCTCTCTATCAGGATACACACGATCTGCAAAAGTTTCTAGTTCTCTAAATTTATAAGATATATCTACTTTATATGCATTAAGTTTTTTTATCACATCTTCCATAGCACTATAATTCATAGTAATGACAGGGATACCACAAGAAGCAGCTTCTACTTGAGGCATACCAAAACCTTCACATATTGAATACTGGATGTACATAGTAAATACATCATATATGTCTTGTAAGGAATCTCTACTAATTCCGTTATTAACGCACGGCATAGAAGATGAATATTTATGACAAGCTTTGCAATATGTTTTTGAGCCAGAATACATTAAAGACTGAACATGACCACACTCTTTGCAGGAGTAAGTAAAGAAAACTTTATTTATGACCCGATGTTCTTGCAGTAATGATGGTATGTCCCAACAAAGAAAATCTGGATAGCTTGTATGGAGATACAGGTATATATTATTATAGTCCGTATGTTGTTCTTTTTTTAAACGATCCAATAATTCTCTAAAATCTTTAATTAATTCAGCAAATAATTTACGTTTTTGATTACGCATAACAGTGCCTAATATAATAGATTTGGGTGGTAATCCAAGTTTTGTTTTTATATCGTCTAGAGTGTAATCTCTACCTTGTAAATAATTAACATCGAAACCCGGAGAACATGTGTCTATATAATTAATCTTGTTATTAGACTGCTTCATCAAAACGTCTCTAGCCCAATCAGAATATGTAAATATAGCATCTGCATTACAGTATGTACTAATCCAACTATCTTGTTGAGGTTCAGAATCTATAGTGGGCATTAAAACCCATTTGTAATAATCTCTTAATGGAGAAACTTCTTGGAAACCATTCATCCAATAGTCTCTTATGTCTATAACAACATCTGGCTTAAAATCTAAAAGACAATAATCAAATCTCCATTTACCAAAAGAATTCTGACCATTACTGTTGAATAGTTTTATTCTAGGGTCTTGAGAAGAAACGGAATTAGGATAAAATCTCCAGTTGCATTTATAGTCTCTAGGATCATTAACTCCAGCATAACAGGCAAGTTCTGCAACATGTATATTTGGATTATTTCTAAGTCTATTTAATAATTGATATTGATATGTAGAGAAACCAGAATCTAAAAAACTGGCTTCTCCACAAACTAAAACTTTTAATCTCTTTTTCATAGTGCGTATAAAAAAAGCGGGATTGCTCCCGCTTCAGTGTTAAAAGGATATTTGATACTAAAAAGAAGTAACAACTTCTTCATTCTCTGGGTTAGTTGTTTTTTCTGTATTTGACAACTTGGTGATCTTAGAAAAGTTATTTACACGGATCTTAAGAGTATTGTGCTTAACCCCATCTTTTTCCCAGCTATCATTTCTAATAGAACCTTCAACCATCACAAGATCTCCCTTTTCGAAAGACTTGCCAATAATTTCAGCACCAGTATCCCAAGCTTCGCAAGGAATAAAAGACTTAATTTTATCTTTTTGCCCATTGTTCTTGGTATATTCCCTTGATGTTGCGATTGTAAAATTAACAACAGAAGTTTCCTTACCACTGTTTGTCTTTACAGAACGCACCATAGGATCTCTTGCTAAATTCCCTTTAATTAAAACAATATTCATGTTAAACTCCTAAAATCGGTAAAAAGTTCCAAACCTACAGTTATTATAGGTTTACGATGTTTTATGTCAACCTCTAGGTTTATAAATTTTATCCACAACCAAACCTCCATTTTTAGAGGTTTTTCCTTGTATAATTACAATATTTCCTTCCAAAAGCTCATTTCTGTAAAGAGTTAATTGCTCAGTAAAAAAGATAACCGAATCACAACAGCCAGTACTGTCTGTAGCTGTTACAAAACACATATCATTTCCTTTATTGGGACCTTTCTTAATTTTAACAATGTTAAAACTTTCTATTTCAGCAGCCATCATAACTTTTGCACCCGGCTGCAATCCCTTTAGATCTCTACATTGTGTATTGACATTACTAATATTATATGAATCTAATTTGCAATACGTCAGATTAATACCTAATAGATCACTTTCCGTATCACACATCCACTCTATTTTATCATCCAAAGAATAGGGAGGATTTTCTATAGAGCTGATTAAATTATTAATAATCGCTTTACGATTTACATTTAATCTAGGTTTTTTTAAAAGAATATTTAAGATACCCAGCAAATCAAAATCTTCTAAATCAATTCCGCATATATACTCTTTTTCTTTTTTTGTTAATTCTGATATCATCTCATACTCAAAAAGCATATATGTCCTAGACTTATTATAAATATCTAATGCTCCACAAGAAATTAAAGCCTTTGCCGCAGTCGAAGTTATATTATCTAATATCATAAAAAGACATTGCGTCCAACACAGATTTTTAATAGGATAATCTTCGTTTAGTTTTACAAGTTTCTTATAAACAGATAATCCCACATTTTTAATGTCTGTTAAACCAAAGTATATTTTCTCATTGGATATACAAAAATTTTGATTCATAAGTAACAAATCAGGAACTGTGATTTTAATATTCATTTCTGTGGCATTTTGTACTAGTTCTCTAACTTCTTGTTGTGGATCTATTTTATCTTTAGCATATTTTAGATAAGAAGCAAAAAATATCTTAGGAAAATGTGCTTTGCTATAAGCAGAAAGATAGGCGTTATATGCGTAAGAGATAGCATGACTTTTATTAAAGCTGTATCTTTGACTTTTTTCGATCCATCCGAAAATATCTGTTGCGTGTTCTATAGAAGTGACAGCAGTTTTTTTAGCACCTTTTAAAAAAGATTTCTTCACTTCTGCCATCAAGTCAACTTTTTTCTTTCCGATGGCTTTTCTCAAAACATCTGCCTCTTGGAGGTCAAAACCAGCAATGATTCTTGCAATTTCCATTGCTTGTTCTTGATAAATCATTTCTCCGTATGTAGGCTTGAGTACAGACTCTAAGCATGGATCAAAATAATCAATACTCTCTTGTCCATTCTTCTTGTCTATAAAATGATTACTAACACTTTTATTGTCTCTCATTGCTTCTAAACAACCAGGACGCATAATGCTAATTAATGCAGAAAGCTGTTCTATATTTTCAGGTCTTAACTTTTTAGCCATTGATCTGCCCAAACGAGACTCTAGCTGGAAACAGCCTTTAGTGTTTCCAGAAGATATAAGATCCCAAGTTTTTTTACAGTCTAAATTAAGGTCTTCTAAAGATAATGAAAAATCAATAGATGGGATTTCTTTGTCTTCATTATCGTCCAAAAGCTTGAATTTACAACCGCAATCAAAGGTATAATATTTCATGTAAATGAATTTCTAAATTTAATTTTCTCAGAGAGTGACCTATGTAATTTTAAAAATCTAATCAAAATTTGAGCAGAGTCTTGAACATCTTTTAGTGCATCATGAGCACCTTCTTTGGAGATACCCACATAGTCTCTAAAATGATCTAATGTGTATTTCTCTAATTCATTATTTGACTCAAACCAATAAAAAAGGATATTCATAATATCTACCACATCTCTGGGATAAAAAATATTCATATTACCTTCTTTATTAACATTTTTATATTTTGTGCTAAGTCTTTGCAAAATCCTTAAATCAAACCTATTGATATTGTATCCTGCCGCAATAGGTGCTGAAAATTGATTTTTTCTAGAAGATCTAGTATGATACTTATCTAGATAACTTATAAACATTTTCCAACTTGCAGACTGTTTGGGATAGTCTCTCCAGCTTGCTAAGACTTTTTCTTTAGAACTTCCAGTTACTTTTGCATGGAATTCTAAAACATCACTATCTTCGTAGCAATAGTCTTTATCTTTTTCTAATTTAGCTGGCTTACAATTAATATTAAATTCGGAATCTGGTATGATTTCCAAACTTACAGGATCAATCATAAGAGCAGCAATTTGTACAGGATCACATTTTTCAGGATCAACGCCATCTGTTTCTAAGTCAAAAACACAAATTTTTTGTTTATTAGCCATTTTTCTCTACAATCGTTCCTGGTTGAAAAAAAGTTTTTTTAGTAGTATCATTCAATTGTCTAGCATTCTGTGATTTACAACAACTGATTTTAACAGCTTTTGTTTTTTCATATACTATTTCTTTACCAGGAATTTGAAATTTATCACCTTCTTTTAAATCAGAAAATAAATTACTCATTTTATAGTTCTCCATATCTTAAAGTATTACTAATATTCATTACCTTGTCTAACATAGCTATACCTAGAACGTCAAATTTAATAATACCCAAATATTCTAAGTCATTCATCTCCATACCAGCAATTGGTTGCTTTGTTTTTGTGTCAAAAATCATTGGACAAATAGTCTCTAATTTTTTATCTGTAATGACAACACCAGCAGCATGTTTAGATTGATTAACCTTTGTTCCTTCTAAACGCATGGCCTGTTCAAATCTTTTAGCGAACGGACCTGAGAGGTTTCCCTCCTTATCAATATAACACCAATTCTTCAGGTTGTCAACTCTGTTTTCTAATGCCCAACGTATAATAGAAGCATCTCCATACTCATCTTTCATTTGTTCTAATTCATCTGCTATTTTTGCTTCATCAGGAATATTTTTTGTTATTTGATTCATCTCATCAAAAGTCACATCTCCATATACTCTTAACACATCCTTTAATGCTCCTCTACCCTTTAAAGTATTAAATGTAATCATTTGAGAAACATTGTCAGAACCATACTTATCTTTTATATATTCTATAACCTGCTCTCTCTGATTAATCGGAACATCCATATCTATATCAGGCATAGAAACTCTACCTTTTGTATTTCTACCAGCATTATAAAAACGCTCAAATATTAGATCATGTTTAATTGGATCAATAGATGTTATGTCTATGAGATATGAGACCAGACATCCTGCAGCACTACCACGACCAGGACCTGCTAACCACCCCTGAGACTTCACATATTTGACTATATCGGACACTATTAAAAAATAGCTAGAAAGACCAGCAGATTGTAAAATAGATAGCTCATACTTGATTCTATCCGCGTACTTTTCGTGTAACGATTTTTCTACTTTAGTACCTATTTTTCTTTTCCAGCCCTCTCTACATAGTTGTCTTAAATATTCATCCGGAGATGTTTCCGTTTGAAATGGAGGTAATCTAGGTTCATGATTAATGTCATAGCTTTCACAAAGACTATCGACATAGTTAGTGTTTTCTATTTCTTCCTCGGTGTGAAGCTCCTGCATTTCTTCTGGAGATAGTATATAATATTTATCGCTAATAAAAAATGTAGACATTGGAACATCTTCTTCATTAGATAATTTTCTATTAATCTCTGGAAGTGTAGTTTTTAAATTATTACACAAAAGTATTCTTTGATCTATAGCGTCTTTTTGATTTGCATAGTGAGCGTCAGGAGTGCAGATTGCTCGAACTCCTAAATCCTTAGAAAGCTCTCGAATGCATTCTGCTAAAGAGATTTGAGCAGGATTAAGCTCTTTGTCCATGAGTTGAGTTTCAAGAAAAAAATTATCTCCAAATATTTTTTTCAGTTTCTTAACTTCAGTAGTAGCTATGGATTTCCAATTGTCAACAATTTCATCATTAGATAAGATTTTATTAGCTAAGTACGAACCTAAATGTCCACAGAACCCTATGATATTTTCATCAACAATTTCCGCAAGCTGATCTATGCTTAATCTTGGTTTTCTATAAAAATGTTCTGGCTTATTAGATTCAGAAATTATTTTTACTAATGTATTCCAACCCTGTAAGTTTTTAGCCAAAACTATAAAATGACTAAGCTTACCATTACTCTTATCTTTCATTGATGCGTGTTGATCACAGATATATAATTCACAGCCCAAGATAGGCTTAATACCTTTAGATTTTAATGCTGCATGAACTTGAGCTGCTCCAGCTATATTTCCATGATCTGTAATAGCACAGCTTTTAACACCGATATCGACACATCTTTGTGCAATTTGTTTTGGCCTGCTTAGTCCATCCAATAGAGAATAGTGACTATGTACATGTAAAGGTATATATTTTTTCATTAGTTCAACTCTAAGTTTGTAATTAGATATTCATTAGGTTCTGTTATAAAAATTTTCAATTGATCTTTATCTTTTACGAAGTCTTCAACTGCTTGTCGAACAGTATCCCAACCCCAATCATCTCCGAATAGTAAAATTTTGTCCTGTTTTAATTTGGGATACCAAGATTCAAGATCTTCGAGAACACTTTTATAATCATGAGCACCATCTAAATAAATGGCATCAAAATATTCATCTCTAAAAGACTTAGCTGCAACAGTGGATTCATTTTGTATTGTAGTTATATACTCCCGTATATCTGATGTGTGTTTTTTATATTCTTTAAGTAAAAAATTTACATCTTCTTTTAAAGCAGGAATGAAATGGGGGCTGTTTTTATTAAGATGTTCTTCAGAACCTTGAAATGTGTCTATCGCATAGATTTCACCACTCTTCATCCTTAGTAAAGATTCAACAGTGAAGTAACTCAAACCTCTTCCCATAAATGTTCCTATTTCTGCAAAAACAAAATTATTAGGTATCATATCCAAAATTAAATTAAAAGTTCGAACATGATTGAACCAACCCGGAACACTAGTCCAAAAATGTGAATATGTCATGTTGCGATACCTTGCCTACTATTTGCTTCTTCAGCTAAGGATTGTTTTTTTAAGTCTAAATTTTGGTAGAGAGAATATGCTAAAGGATATTTCTCCCTTAGTTCTGGATATTCTCTTCTTTTCTTTACATCGAAACTGAGAATTTTTTTATCACAATTTAAAAAAGAAGCAAGATTATCAATGTTTATATTATTAAAATCTACATAGTAAACAGGAAAATCAGTTTTCGCATTTGTCCAATTTTCAAATTGATATTCTATAGAAAACAAATCAGCATTTCTTTCTTCTACTAGAGAGAAAAAACTATCTGGAGTAGAAAGGTTGCCTGCTCTTAATTTACCAGAATTCCCTAATTTTACAACTTGAAACCAAGGCCAAGAAGGATTTCTTCTATAAAAAGAACAAATACATTCAAAAGATTTATTGTATAAAAAAATACATTTCTTCACATTATAATTAGAAAGTTTAGGATGTTTGGGACTACTCATGTGTTTAAGACTGTCATTATCTGTTGTGCAGTTAGTGGTAAAATTTTTACCTAGTTGTTTCATGAAATAGCTTTGACCACTACCACCAGAACCAGTAATTAAAACATCTATATCTTTCATTCTGCACTCCCAGGAGGTTTATAGTAACCAACATTATACCCTGGAACTGTATACTCGTCAACCACATTCTTCATACCTTTAACTTGAAGATCATGATGGACTTGTTCACACTTTGTCATAAAATCACCCTTTTTGCAAACCTGTCCGTCTCTATATTCTATCATCGGCGTAATAGTGTCTGTATCTTGAAAATCAGTTTTGCCATAATGACATAATTTTGTACATTTCCAACTCTTGCTCAATCTTGGTATTTTTGTCTTTTTAATTTTATCAAATTTCCTACGCAACAAGTCTTCCATTTTTGCTAAATCTTTTTTACCGAATGCTACACTGAAAGGCCCACCATCATTTATAAAAAATATTGTAACAATACAATTATCTATTTCTGGATATAAATGTTGTACAGCATAGTAATAAAGCATAAGTTGAGGGTCTTGCTCTAATTTTTCTTGTGTCTTTTCCTCACCTGTTGCCCAATTTAATCTTCTGCCTGTTTTCCAATCAATAATTTCTGCTGTATTATCATTAGGTCTAACAATTAAGTCAATAGTCCCTTTAAGCGATAGATTACCTTCTAGTTTTTCACCGTTGTGATCATAACTAAATTTTGACCATGACTTATTAATAGGAATGTCGAATCTTTGTTCTGGATATAAAATATTTCTGTTTCTAGGATCAAATAAACCATCTCCATATTCTATGGCTTTATATGTCCACTTATGACAATCTTTATAATCAGTAGATGTCCATTTGTGATGATTAAACATTGATGTGTAGTAGGTATAAACATCGAGAATAATTTTGTCTAAATCATAATCATGAATATTTACTTCTCCTATAATATCATCTTCAAAAGTGTTTTCACCTTGTTGCTCTGTATATTTTATAAAAGCTAAAATTTCTAATGCTTTATGTACTATCGTTCCTTTGTCTGCTTTTTTATTAGAAGGTCCTTTATAGCCCAATACATAATCGAAAAGATATTGTTGCTCACACATGTCGTGAGTATTGTATGAAGAACTTCTAAAATATGTAATTATAATGATAACACCTCTTTTGTGATTAGAAAGTCAAAGATTGTTTTGTTCTTTTGACTAAGATTAATGTATTGATTATCTACTACCAGATCGAAATTACTTTCATCATACCTGTCTTTATCTAGCGACACTTCACTAGCATGTGTAGAATTGTAAGTGTCTCTGTTAAGTTTTATGACGATGCCTCCTGCATTTTTTATAGCTTCTACTTCATTTGGGAATCGACAATCTGCAATTAAAGCTAAAGTAGGGTTTTCTTTTTCTATAAGTCTTACGGTAGCGTCTGCCCATACATTATGTTGCATTTTTCGAAAAACATCCGTACCGACATATTGCAATACTTCTCTAGCTGTCATGTTTTTATTATCTGGCCATTTGCAATTTACCAACTCGTTTTTATTATCATCGGTTCCATAACACTGATGATAGTCAAGTCCAAAAACATTAATGCACATTTGTTTCAATGGGTCTGCAAAATTATAGACCCTACAATCGCCAGAATGGTTTGATGTTTCAAATACATTCTTAACAAATTCACAACAAGTTGTTTTTCCAGATTGCTTTCTTCCTGCAAAAGCTATTATCTTAATATTGCTCATGTATATCCTTTACAGTTGGGAGTATTTGTTCTTGTATGTTTTCTATAGACATTTCACCAATATCATCAGCATCGAACTTTGGCCTGTGCATTCTATAAATATCTTTGCACTTATCATTAATTTGCTCATAGGCTTTTGTTCCTGCTTCATCATTATCTGTTAACACAACGATATTCATAGCTCCTGAAGAATCTATTAATAATTTTTGATGATTACTCATTGAAGAACCAAATATAGCAACGCTATTTTTAATCCCTGCTTCTTCAAGCCTCCAAACATTACCGGGACTTTCAACCAAAACCACTGTTTTTGTTTTCTTTATATGATCCTTAGAAAACCAAAAATTGTATAGATTATTCTGTGATTTAAAATTTTGATTATGTTTCCATTTGGAGTATATCCATCTTTTGTCTGGTGCGGGACAATCTCTCCTTGGATGATGATAACAACCACACTTTGAGCATTTATTGTGGATGCTTCTACCAGTACAACCAATGACATACTTACCGTCAGAAGAATATACAGGAACTACAACTCTATTATAAAAAGGTTTGTCAGGATTGTCACACAAGCCGACATCATATTTCTCTAATATTTTTTCAGAATATCCTCTATTTATATAGTAAGATGCTGGTATTTTTAAAGACGATCTTACTTGGCTAGGTTTTAGCTTAAGTTTATTCTCTTGTTTTTTCTTACTAAAGCTTTTAGCTACGCTAGTAAAATTATCAACATTTTTATTAATATTAATATTGTCCAGGTCTTTATTGACAAACTTTAATAAAAAATCTACAGCATCTTTAAAAGAAACTGTTTTATCTTTATCGCAAGACCAGTTGTATTTTTGACGAGACAAAACACCTCTTACAAAACCGATAATAGAAGAACGGAAAGTTTCTTCACAACCATGTGTTCTACATTTCCAATTCCCTCTATATGATTCTCCAGTATAGTATAAGTTTAATGCTGATTCATTATCTCCGTCATGTATAGGACATTTGCAAAAAACCATTTTTTCTGTGAGTCTATAATCTTCAACTTCTAAAACCTGTAAAAGTCTTTCAATATCATCACATACCAAATCACACAAATTTTTAAGCTGATCTTGACTATACGAAGTCGATTGTTTCATCAGACTGCTCATTGATTATAAACCCGTCGTTATTAGAGGAAGTATTATTTTTAATTTCTAACTTTGTATCACCTTCAGTAATTCTCGCACACCAACCCTCCATATTGCAATTAATATAGTCATTATCGTCCAAACCACCTCCATGACGACTAATAACGGGTATCAGCTTTCTATTACCAGAGTTCGGTCCATCTTCTGCAATTTCTTCATCAGACTTTCTTTTGAATATTGTAAAATTACTACAAAGCCAAATAATTCTATCTGAACCACTTGCTGTGTCTGTAGATTCTTTTGTTATACCATCTCTGTTTAATTGTATAAATGAGACTATAGGTATTTTATATTTATTAGCTAAGTTATGCAAAGACGTCATCATAAAACCTAAAACTTGATATTCTTTCATGTCTTGAGACATACCTTGACTATCCATGAGTTTCAAATAATCATAAAAAATCACACAGTCTTTAGCTGTACCATCAGCATTCAGACCAACATCTTTAACTAGCCATCTTTTAATTACAGATAGTTGCTCATCAAAAGGTTTCCCAGCAATAGATTTGTAATAATATTTTGAATCTTTTAATAGTTTTGCAGCTTCTAGGACTTTCTGTTTTTGCATATTGCTATCTGCAAATTTGCCAGTTTCTATTTTATTGATTTCAATAGAAGATATCATGGCTAATATTCTATGTATATGATCTTCATGTGTCATTTCTGTATCTAGATTTAAAACTGGTATTTGTAATTTAGAAGCTATATGAAAACCCATATTGTCTGATAATAAAGTTTTACCAGTTTTGGGTCTTGCTGCTATTACATTGACAGTACTTTTTCTTAGTCCTCCACCAATAGCTTGGTCATAAATAGGAAAACCTGTTGATATTCCAACATTATCAATAGGATTATTCATTAAATAATCTAGGTATTCTTCTACTTCTTCTCCTATGTGCATAGGTTGATTTTCTGTATCGGCAATAGAGGAGCCAAAATCAAACACTGTATCTTCAGCTATAGCCAGTATTTTACCTATACTCTCAGTTCCAGATAAATCTCCTATCTTTTTACCAGCAAGTTCTAATTTTCTTTTTAAAGTTCTTGCTATTTCTAATTTTTTAAGAGTAGATGCAAATTTTCTAATGTTCTCTCTTTCTACAGGAAAATCTATAACAGATTTTAGATGTTCACTGGTAGATTTCTGAGAAAGTATAGAATCACAACCTAGTTGTTTTGCTGCTGAATATATAGAAGGAATGTCTATCGTTTTTGTTTCTGAAGTTTCATATACTTGTTTAATACATTTGTATATGATACTGTTGGTGTCTATTGTAAAACTATTTTCAGAAATGATATCTGCAATATCTAAATAAACATTTTCGCCGTAAGTTATAATACCGGCAAGGATTGCTCTTTCTGAGGCTGGATCTGATAACATATTAACTCAAGGAAGGGTTTGATTTTGTTCTTTGTATTGACACTAAAATATCTGACAGGTTTTTTAAACTATTAGCCATATAAGAAAGACGATCATTTCTTTGTTTAGCATATTTTTTTATTTGATTTAAAGCATATGCTTTTTCATTATGTTTAATAGCTTGATAAGATTTTTCTATATATCCGTAACCTTTGTAATTATTGATGTCGTCAGCTATAGTAATTTTAATTTCTTCATCTGCCCAATTATATCTTGCTATCTCTCTATTTATAGTTCTCTGCAAATGAAATACAAATTGAGAAATTCGATATGCTATTTGACCACAATCTTGAGGAACTAATTTTTCCAATTCGTCTCTATTCATAGACAAATATTGATTTAGCTCTTTTTCTGGTAAAGCATCTCTATTGTATTGAGGTAGTCCTATGCTGTTTTCGTATTCGTCTAATATTTTGTCCCAATATTCTACTTGCTCTTTAGAATTTTTACTCATGATTTTTTAATTTTGTTCCCCATTCTTCCGCTGTCTCGTTATATGGAAATTCTATAACATTAATAGAATTTAAATCACACCAATCTCGTTTCTCTCTATCTCTTCTTTGATGTTTCATGAAGTTTAATCTAGTGCCATGAAAAAATGAATTAAATTTGTAATGCTGCTCTCCATTTACTTCAATACACAGTTTTAATAGAGGAAGATAAAAATCTAAAAATAAAGTATTTGCATGTCTTAACGGAATGCCGACCTCTTCTAAGATCTGCATAGTAGGAAAATAACTTCTAATTAATTCCCTAGCTCTTAAATGTAAATCAGATTTTTTAACCATCTGACCCTTAGCAATATGTCCTGTTAAAGACCATTTATGTGTATTGCCATCTAAATCTACAATATCCATTATTTCAGACCCATAGTAAGCTTAACTTCGCTCCATAAAGAATTAAATAAGTCTTCGTTTTTTGTAAGATAATCTATAGCTTTTTCACTCCCTTGAAACTTAGGACTGTCTTTTACAGAAGTAAAGGTATACCAAGCACCACCTTTAGCTATT